GAGTTACGCCTTGCCGGGGAGCTACACCAGCCAGCGTACACCTACGCGCTGATCCACCTGCCGTCGGGACGCGTGCACCTTGGCGCGAGCGACGACATTCGAAAGGCGGCTAACATGTGGGCCAAGCGCCTGCGTGACCCCGATGGTAACCCTCAGGTGCCGCGCCCGTTCATGGCGTTCCCGTGGGCACCAGAGGACTGGGCGTTCAAGCTGGGGTCTCCCCACCCCACGCTGTCCGAAGCCCGCTCTGCCGTCGCCAAGGCGTGCCTGAGCCCCACTCTCAGCGTGCTGAACAGCACGCGCCACCTGCCCGTGCCAAGTACGGTATGCAAGCTGCCGCGTCGGATAACTACGTTGGTATACCCCAACCCATTGCCGCGCGAGCAGCACGAGCTTGGATGGCGGGAGCTACTTCCATGGTTACTCGCGTTCAACCGCTCGCCGCATCCCAGCGATGCACAGGTCCGCGAGCTTTGGATCGAGTACCACGAACGGCAGGGGGTCCAGCCGCCCACCGTGGTCTACGATCCCGACCGGCAGGTGAGGCGCGAGCGTCAGGAGCGCACCCGCCGGTATTCGCGCAACGCCCGCGAGGTGCGGGCTGGCCTGCGCCCCAGAACATGGCTCAAGCTACGCTGAAATGAGGGCACCCGGCTACCGCGAGCGAAGTCCTCGCCTCTGGCCGGGTCGAAGCACTGGAGCACGGGTGGGCAAGGCCCGTGACGCGCGGCCCGCGCGTGGCATAGGATGGGACAAGCCTATGCCGCCAGTGTATCTTTAACCACCAACATAACCAAGGAAGTAAGCCATGATCGATCAGTACAACATCATCGGCGCACTCATAGTGCTGCAGATGGCGCTCTCGGCTCTCGCGTTCGGCTACATGGGCTGGCGCTCCACCGTGCACGCCAAGCCCTTCAGCGCGCTGTTCGGCTACGTCTGCGCCTTCTTTACGTCGGGGCTGGCCGGGATTGCCGGGCAACTGGTGTTCGGCTGATGTCATCGTTCCGCCGGGGCTGGAAGGATTACCAAGGTGGTAGTTCGTTCGCTGCCGAATACGAACGCTGGTCGCCCCAGCAGCAGCTTGCCTATGAGAGAGGCCGTCGTGCCGCAGCGGTGGCGTCGTACCACACCAAGGGTACGGTATGCCGGTCATGGAAGGACGCACGCGCCGTGATCCCCCGAGGACTTCGGGCGGCGGCGCTGCGTGAGGTGCGCTGATGGAAGCTACCATCCTGCTCGCCTTTGTCGCCGCCTACTACATCATCAAGGAGTGGGAGGCGCACAAGGAGCGCACCCTGACCCAACGCTGGGAAAGTCAGAAAGCCATCGAGCGGGCGTGCAAGGAACACGATGCCGCTGAACGAACCGCACAGATGGGCGCGCCCGCACATTGGGCGAGCGACCCCGAGGAGGATAACCATGCAGGTTAGCAAGGATCTGGCGCAGCTTGAGTGCGTGATTACCCAAGCCGAGGCGGACAAGCTGGAACGCATCCGCCTCGATAGCCGTGGCGGCATGTGCGGCACCGGCATCGTTGCCGTCGGTCACACTCCCGAGGGCGAGATCGAGGACGAGCATCAAAAGTTCGTGATCTTTCCCTGCTTCCTCGTGAACCTCGACAGCACGGGCTGTTACCCCGAGTTCGTCTATCTCTCGCGCACCGGCTATCCCTTGCCGGTGACGGTTGAATAACTAGTGAGGTAATCTAATGATGCTGAACATACGTGTTATCATCGCGCACCTGCCCGAGGACTGGATCAGCCAGTCGCGCTACGACGACCTGACCAACGTTACCACCGTGGTGATCGACGACCGGCGCATCCCCGAGGGGCGCACGCTGCAGTTCATCATCGCCCACGAGATCAGTCATGCCCTCGCGGCGTATGAGCATCGGCAACGGTATGCAGCGCGCTTCAACGCCGCGCAGGACTACATCATCAACGAGATGCTGAAGCCCTCGCGCATACGCACCGACGGCCACCAGATCGACGCCGACGGCATCGACTGGTCGCGTTCATAAACCCTAACCAGTGAGGTAACCAACAACCAATATGTACCAGCACAATATCGAGGGCGACGCCCTGCGTGCGGCCTACAACTGGCACGGCACGCAGACGCGCAAGGACAGCGACGTGCCCTACATCATCCATCCTGTACGCGTCGGCTTGCTGATCAGCGTGGCGTTCACCGAGGTGCCGCGCTTCGAAACCGGCGGCGACAACCCCGACATGATCGTTGCGGCGGCGTTCCTGCACGACGTGGTCGAAGATTGCAACGTCAACCTTGCCGACTTCGAACAGGAGTTCGGCTACCACGCTGGTAACCATCTCTACAGGTTGGTCAACGAGGTCACCGAGCCAAGTCGTGTGCACAAGGGAGACCCACTATGGAACCGTGCGGCGCGCAAGTCGCTCGACGCCCAACACTACGGCAACTCATCACCTGCGGGGGCGACCATCAAGCTGGCCGACATCATCGATAACCTCAGCGAGATCGAGAAGCTCCAGCCGCGTTTCCTGCCGGTATACATGCGCGAGATGCTCGCTCTCGTGCCGCTGCTGGCGCACGGGCACCCCACGCTGTACGCTCGTGCCGAGCAAGCCATCGGCATAACCAGTGAGGTAACCAGATGCTAGGTCGCTATCTCGTGCACGCCGAGCAGACCACGTCGAGCCAGAGCGGCAGCACGCTCTACAACTACTACATCCGTGAGCGAGGCGCGCACGAGGGGGAGTACCTCGCCCGCGTCTATGACCCCCAGCTTGCCGACCGCATCGTGGATCTTCTCAACAGGTACGGTACGCCCCGGCCCAGCACGGCCCAACAACAGAAACTTCTTTAACCAGCTAACTAACCAACGAGGTAAGTCAAATGTATCTTCGTCAACTCGCGACCCGGCTCTATCCGATACTCGCTTCCGACAACGCGGTTGAGCTTATTAGCCCGCCGGGAATTGGTAAGTCCGAGTTTGTGCGGCAGTTCGTCGAGGAACGCCGTCGCATCACCGGCAAGCGCATCGGCCTTGGCATCATGATGATCGCCAACTACACGCCGATTGATCTTCTGGGATACATGATCCCCGAGGACACGCTGATCACCAACGCCGACGGCATTACCATCACGGTTAAGCGTTCGGTCTACACGATCCCGCCGTGGTTCCTGTCGGAGGAGGGTATCCCCCTCAACGACTACGACGAAGCCTACCTGTTCATGGACGAGTATGGTCAGGGCGAGCCCGACGTGAAGAAGCTGACGGCTGAGCTATTGCTCAATGCCCAGATCGGCCCGTGGAAGCTGGACAAGAGCAAGGTGTTTCGCATCGCCGCGAGCAATCGCGCGAGCGACCGTTCGGGTGTGACCAAGTCGATGGATCACATCATCAACCGACGCATCGAGCTTCACATCAAGCCCGACTGGCTCTCGTTCGACCAGTGGGCCATGAAAGGCGGCGTCGCGCCGTTTTTCCGGCTCTATGCCGAGAAGCACATCGAAGTGGTGTTCAGCGGCACCATGCCCAAGGACCAAGGTCCCTTCTGCACGCCTCGCTCGCTGGTGAAGCTCTCACGCGTGTTCGACGCCTTTGCCGACCCCGACACGGGGGCTTACCCGGCTGGTAACGACGAGGAGATGGCGTTCCTGTCGGAGGTAGCCGAGGGCACGGTGGGCACGCCTGCAGCGCGCTCGATCATGGCCTTCATCAAGGTCCAGACCGAGACGCCTGCCTTCGAACTTATCGTGAAAGATCCCAAGGGCGTGTGGTTGCCCGAGCGTGCCGACGCCAAGATGCTCACGGCCTACTCGTGCGCGCATCGCGTCGACGTGTCCAACATCGCCCCGGTGATCGAGTTCATGCAGCGGCTGAGCCCTGACTACGCAACCACGTTCGCGAAGTCGGCGGCCAAGCGGGACCATCGCCTCATGAAGTCCAAGGAGTTCTTGGGCTGGGTGTCCAAGAACGCCGCGCTGCTCAACGCGATCAGCTAGGGAGCTAGTAACCAGCGTGGTTAAGCCGAGGGTTATTAACAATAACCCTTGACTTACGGTATGCAACTAGTTAAACAACCATAACCAAGGACATAAGTCATGGCTTTGAAGAAGCGCACGTTCCGCCTCGTAATGGAATACTGGTCCGAGGACGAGAGTTCGTTCGACACGATCAAGGACATCTTCGTGACCACCGCACGGGAGACGTTCGCCGTCGGCCTGCTGGCCTCGGGCGGCGCGAGCAAGCCGCCTGTGGTGAGTATCTTCACCGACAGCGCGGCGTCGGGGTCGACCGAGTTCAATCGAGATGGGGAGGAAGTCTGATGGCAAGCTTCGCGCCTATTACCAGACAGGTTAAGCCCGCCATTCCGGCGTTGCCCAACATGAAGTCGCAACTCAAGTTCGTCGAGGTCAAGCTGACGCCCGTGCAGGCGCAGGCGTGGAACGAGACCAAGACGGCGCTGATCTGGCAAGCGCCCGGCTTCGCCCATATATTTTACTCGCTCCTGAACCTGAAGAAGGACGACGGCGTGTTATTCTGGACACGCTCGATCCCGACCATGTGCACCGATGGTCGTGCCATCGCCGCCAACCCGGATTTCTTCTTTGCGCTGGCGCTGCAGTACCGGGTGTTCGGTGTGTGCCATGAGATCGCGCATGCGATGTTCAACCACTGCGAGGTGGGTTACCAGTTACAGCGGTCGGGAAAGATCCAAGTTTACCGCGCTGGTAACTGGATCAAGCTGCCGTACATCCATCTGATCGGCAACAAGGCGATGGATTACGTGATCAACGATCTTCTCGTCGAGAGCAAGATCGGCAAGTGCCACAAGAACTGGCTGCACGACACCGACATCGGCACTCACAAGAACTCGTGGGTCGAAGTCTATGAACGCCTATTCGCTGATCAGGAGGAGCCCGACGAGCCCGAGGACGGTGACGAACCCAAGGAAGGTGACGAGGGCGAGGAAGGCGAGGAGGGCGAAGCGGGTGAAGGCCCGACCCGGCCCGGTGACCAGCCCGGTGAAGGCGACGAGGAGGGTGAAGGGGAAGGCGAGGGCAAGGGCGGCAGCGAGGGCGACCCCGACGACCAAGAGGCCGAGGACGGGAACGGTACGCAGAAGCAGCCGCCTAACCAAGCTGGTAAGCCTCCCAAGGGCAAAGGTGGGGGCGGTGGCGGCAAGGTGCCGGAACAGACCCGCGACCCCGGCCAGTTCGATGATCATCTCGCACCGGGCACCATCGAGGGCAAGAACCCCGAGGAGTGTCCGACCAACGAGGCTCAGTGGCAGGAGGCCATCGCCAGTGCCATGGAGATCGCCCGTGCGCAGGGCAAGCTGCCCGGCTGCATGGAGCAGTTCTTCACGACGTTCTTGGAGCCCAAAGTCACGTGGCAGGACGAGATCCGGGGCGAACTCGCGCGCAAGGTGGGCTCGGGCGGGTATGACTTTCGCAAGGCGCATCGCAGGCTGATCGTCAGGGACATCTACGCGCCCTCACAGTCTGGCTACGGCTGCGATACCATCGTGGTTATGATCGACACGTCGGGATCGGTCTTTGCCGTCAAGCATCTGCTGGATCGCTGGTTCGCTGAAATGTCTGGCATCATTGCCGAGGTGCATCCGCGACGGCTGATCGTGATCGAGGCCGACGACGGCGTGCAGAAGGTCACCGAGGTCGAGGACGAGATGGATCTGCTGGAGTACCGGGCGACGCCTTCCAAGGGCGGCGGCGGCACCGACTTCCGGCCCTCGTTCAAGTACCTCGATGACGAGCAAATCGTGCCCGATGCGGTGGTCTACCTCACCGACATGTGGGGAGATTTTCCCGAGGAGGACACGGCTTACCCGGTGATCTGGGGGAGCATCACCCCCAAGGATCAGCACGAGGAGCCGCCGTTTGGTAAGGTGGTGTATATCCCCACCGACGGCACCGCATGACGCTGATCCTGTTCCAGCGTGGTGCTACTTCGTGGGGCTTCCAGATTGGGAAGCTCTGCATGTACTGGCCCTACCTGCCGTTCTGGCGGGTGGGCTGCCGTCCCACGTTCATGTGGGAAGATGAATAACCAGAGAGGTAACTGTCATGGGCGAACGTAAAGTCGAGGTCGAGATCAACGGCACCGTGAGCGAAGAACTGAGCGCCAGCCTTGCCGCTGCCTTACGTGAGGTCGAGGCAGCCAGCGCCATGTTGGCTGCGTTGCGGGCGTGCCACGACGTTCTGATGATGAACCCTCATACCAACGCAGGGCGGGCGCACAAGATGGCAGCAGTCGCTATCGCGCAGGCCGAGGAGGCGGGCATCGAATAATTTGGGGTGGTGTGTCAGTCCTTTACGGCGACGGGGCGAGCCCGAAACAGCAAGTTCCTCCTGCCTAACCGCGCAGTCCCCTGCAATCGTACATAGCTGCGCGGCATGGTCAAATCCTGCACACCAGCGTTGTGCACCGGCAACAACGGTATGCAACGTGACATTACTGGATAAGGGAACAGCCCCACTTATTTAACTAGTCTAACCAGTGTAACCAACGAGGTAATCAATATGCCGAGCAAAACCCGACTGAACAAGGACATGCGCCACATGCTGCTGCGACTGGCGAGAGATCGCGTCAAGGCCCCCAAGAGCGTCGAGGACGCGTTCACCGCCGCCCACAAAATCTGCGAGAAGGAGATCCGGCGCGTCTGCAAGGGTCTATTTCCCAAGCGCGATATGGAGGTGTTGAAGAAGTACCACGCCGCGCATCAGCCGCCCTACATCGACCTGATCATCCCCGGCGAGGCGGCGCGGTTCGACCGCTTTAACTTCGTTGGTCACTCGTGGGAGACGGCGCGCACCGGCACGACCGACCTGCCGTGGGTGCCCAAGCACACCGAGCATGGTCGCATCCAGTTGGACGAGCGTGCCGCCAAGGCGTTCCAAGTCTACGCCAGTGCCGCCGCCGGGCGCGAGATGGCACGCAACGAACTGCTGGGCACGTTCGAAACGGCGATCCGCAACGCCAAGAACCTTGAGGAGATCGAGGCGGTATGGCCTGCCGCCCGCGAGGCGCGCGTCTATGCCCCGCCGTCGGTCCCCGCCGTGATCCTGTCCACCGTGTTCGACCGGATGCGCGAGGCGGTCGAGCAGAAGAACGCGTAACCAGAGAGGTAACATGACCGAGCTTTTCAAGTGCGCCGTCGCGCCCTGTAAATCTTGCCCCTACCGCAAAGACGTGCCGTCGGGGGTCTGGGCGATCAACGAGTACGTCAAGCTGCCCGAGTATGACGGCGAGATCTTCGAACAACTCATGAAGGGCGCGACGGCGCTGTTCATGTGCCATCAGAACGACGGCAAGCTGTGTGCCGGGTGGGTCGGCGCGCACGGCCCGCAGAACCTGCTGGCGATACGCCTGCACAACGACAAGGTCGACCCCGAGGTGTCCAAGTACAAATCCCCGGTGGCGCTGTTCAAGTCGGGTGCGGCGGCAGCAAAGCACGGTATGCGCGCGATCCGGCGGCCTGCCGTGCGTGCCCGCCAGATGGTCGAGCGACTGGCGCGCAAGCAGAAGCGGCTCTCCAACAACTCCCATAACCAGTGAGGTAACTATGAAGGAGATAACCGTCGATCCGGTTTGGGTCGCGGCCACGCTGTTCACCGTGATGGGTGTCGCCTTCGGGTGGTACATCGTCAGGCTGGATCACATGGTCGAGGATCTGCGTCGCGAGATCATCAAGATCGAGAAAGACATCGGCAAGCTGCAGAACGCCGACGTTACCTGCACCAACGACCAGACCATCCTCAAGCAGGACATGTCGGCCATCCGCGAGACGATGCTCAAGATCGTTGCCCGTCGCTTCATGCGGCGCGGCCTTCGCAAGGACTTCAAGGATCGGGTGCGCTGATGCGACAGAAGATGGCACCCCTCCTCATGTGCGTGATCTGCCTCGCCATGGCGGCGTGGGTCGTGTGGGGCGGCGGACCCGACGACAGTGCCCGGCTTGTTGTCGGGATGGTCTCGATGATCGGCACCTGCGTGGCGATTATCGCGATTGTCCTACCTAATCCGTGGGACTGAGGCGATTAACCAGTGAGGTAACTATGCCTATAATGACGTTATACCATGCTGGCCTTGCAGGCTTCGCGCTTGGCTGCTTCGTCGGCTGGTTTGCCCGCGTCGGCTGGCGCTGGCATCGCCGCCGTCGGCATCGCCTACATTACGGAGATTAACATGGCACGTTTCAGAGGCACCGTTCAGGGAGGACGTGGCGAGGGCTCCCGGCTGGGTCACGTGAGTACCGGCCTGACCACGCGAGCGAACGGCTGGAGCGGACGCATCAGCACCCGTCTATTCGTCAACGAGAGAGACGAGGACTGGGCCAGCGTCCACCACGAGGACAACGCGGGCAACTGCAAGACGCTCTATCACGGCCCGCTCAACAAGTACGTCCCCGAGACCCCGTGGGTCGAGGTGCCGTGGAAGATCGAGCCGGTGTCCCTTACCAGTGAGGTAACCCATGCGAAGGAATAAGCAACCGATCATCCACGGGCGGGTCAAACCCCACCCCGAGATGCAGAAGCTGATGCACATGCTGCGCGCGACCGGCAAGATCCACAATGGCGAGCCGCAGCGCCCGCCCATCGACAAGCGCGACGCCGACGAGGCGTTCACGTGGATGGTGCACGGCTTTGGTTGGGCGCTGCTGGCCGTGATGATCGCCGTCATTGGTTATGTCTACTGGCAAACCTAAGCGCCGCAGGCGCTACGCGTGGATACGCTACGTGCCGCATCCCAACGGGGATCTGGTAGCCGACATGTCGGGCTTCCACGACTGGGGCACGGTCGATCAGATCCAGTGCCCCAACCTACTGTCACATAGCTACCAGTTAAATAACCCGTGGCTCATGATCGAGAACCCCGGCATCAACGAAAGGGTGCCCCGCTTGCAACGGATCGAATGGAAGGAACCCCAAAAATAAGTTAAATAACTATTAGTGGTACTTGACAGGTTATGTAACCCGTGATATAGTGTCACGGACAATCGAGAGAGGTACGGTATGCCAGATAATTTCAAGCCTGCCCGCATCGTCAGGTTCGTCGCGGCCAACGATCTCTACCCCGGCCATATCTGCGAGTTCGACAAGGAGAAGAACATCCTTCGCATCAACCGCGAGATATACAGCGCGCTGACCGAGCGCCAAAAAACCAAGGTGTTCCGATCCAACGAGACCATCGCTTCCTTCTGACCAGATAACCAGCGAGGTAACATGCCGACCTTCTATGTCGCTCAGTCGGTCCGACGGGACTTCGAAGCCATCCTTGAGAAGCTCGACCGCGCCCGCAAAGACGAGACGCGGCTCAAGCTGATCGTGCAGGCCGACAACTTCCTACGAGTGCACGGCTACGGCTGGGACGCCGTCAAGCTGCGCCCCGACAAACACTACAAGCCGGTGTTGCCGCCGCCGCGACAGGTACACGGGCTGACCCCTGACGCGCCCCGCGTGAATGGTGCGGCTCCCACCCCGGCACCCACTGCCGCGCCGACGCCGCTGCGAAATATCTCGCAGGCTGCCGTCGACAAAGAGACCCAGCGGTTCACTATGTCCAAGGAGGGCCGCAACAACCTGCGCGCCGCCCTGCGGCTCCATCCCAATTATCCGATGTACCCGCTGGCACAAGTCAAGACCGTCGAAAGTTGGAACAAGGCGCAGATGGTGCAGGCGGCGCTGGAGTTCGGCATCGATCTGCAGCGCATGTTCGAAACTACCATGGTGGTTATCCCGGTGCAGCCCGGCGCGCAGTTGGACATCGAAGATGCGATTGCTGCAGCCAAGGCGAAGATCCCCGTCAAGGTCGTCGAGCGGGTGATCGACACTAACGAGGACAGCATCGAGTACAAGCGATACGCCGTCGAGCTATCCGAGCGCGCCAGCCTCGACGAGATCGAGCGCAAGTACTTTCGCTTCCTCGGCAAGCTCAACCGGACGCTCGATGCGTCGGAGTTCGACCGGATCGCGGAGGTCTACACGAGACCGTAGGGTCTCCAATAATACTTTAACCAGATAACCAACGAGGTAAGACAATGGCGAGACGCAGAAAATCATGGGCTGATCCCCCCACCAAGACAGTGTTCGGCACCGCCACCAGCGGCATCAAGCTGGCGATCAACACGATGGCCCGACAGGTGGTGTCGCGCTTCAGGCCCGCCCCCCTGCCGACGGTCGAGGCCCTGAAGATGGTCATACATCCCGACGACATAGATCTGCTGCGCCGGGTGCGCGGGCTGATGACGCTCCAGCAGCAGGGACACTCCACCGACTACATGCTGAAGTTCGACGACGACAAGGGTGCGTGGGCGGGTGCCGCACGTATACGCCTTCGCGTCGAGGCCAGCGATCCCGATCAGGCAGCGCCGCCTGACTACTGCGCGGCGAGCTACTTCGAAAAGGCGCTGGGCAAGAGCTACCACAAGGGTAACCTGCTGCCGACGGCGAGCTTCGAACACACGATGGCGCTGGAGCATGGCGTTAGGGATTATCTGGAGGTCGCCCACGACTGGGCGCTGGTCGAGGCGCTGTTCAATCACTTCGACAGCAAGCCCGAAGTCTACAAACGTTCCAACGTCAGGTTCCTCTGGTCGGGCATCATGCCCCTTCTCAGGCACGGCGGCGAAAGCTGCCAGAACGCGGCGATCCTGCTTGCGCAGGTGAAGGAGAGCGGCTGGTGCCACACACCACCCGAGATCTTCCCGGCGCTCAAGCACGCCAACGAGGTCATCGCGCGGGGTCAACTCCTGATCGATCAGACGGGCTCGACGGCAATGCCGCCCGCCATCGTGGGCTACGCAATGCCCCATGTGCTGTGCAGCGAGTACAGCCATCCACAGTGGCCGCTGGCTAAGCTCACGCCCAAGCTGGCGTGACCCCAAAAAATAGGGCGGGGGATCTCCCCCCGCCCAGTCGTAACCAGATAACCAACCAACCGGCTGATCAAGCAACTCAGGTATCCATTTGGATACCAAATGTCAACTGGACCCCCAGCAGTAATTTTGTTACATCTACATAACCAGCGAAGTAACTCGCTAAATCAACAGCATAGGAGCCCCCTCATGGCCGCAGGCAAGCATCTCAAGGCGTTCACTTTCTTCATGTCGAAGGAGGAACACAAGTTCGTCAAGGTCGTTGCGCAAAAGAAGAAGGTCTCGGCAGCGAAGGTCATGCGGACGCTCGTGCAGCGTCTCGCAAGCCAGCCCGCCAACAAGGATCTCGGCGCGAAGGTCCGCGAGCAGCAGATCTAACATGCCTCGCGAAATGCACGGCCTGTCCCACGTCAACGGCAAGCGTACCAAGCTGAACCGGACGTGGCTCAACATCCGCAACCGATGCAATAACCCCCGTGGGCAGGACTATGCTTACTACGGTGGTAAGGGCATCAGGGTGTGTGCGCGGTGGGACAGGTTCGTGCATTTCGTCGCGGACATGGGAGAGCCGCCATCGCCCGACCACACCGTCGAGCGGCGCGACACCAACGGCGACTACGAACCGGGCAACTGCTTCTGGGCAACACGCCAAACGCAAGCGCGCAACAGGCCGGGTTATAACACCATGACGAAGGCGAAGGCCGACCAGATGCGGACGCTCTATATCAGGGGCGTGACACGGCAAGTCGACCTTGCCGAGCAATTTGGATGCACCCAAGGTATGGTCAGCCAGATCATTCGGGGGGTCACATGGGCCTAGTGCTGGGGTTTGACGCAGAGACGTATTACTCGACGGCGCTGAAGTACTCGCTGAAGAAAATGAATATGATAGAATATATCTGTGACCCTCGTTTCGAGGTGATCGGCGCTGCCTTTCGAGAAAATCACGACGAGCCATATTGGATCGACGGCCCTGATATGGCGCGCCATCTTCAAAGTTTCGACTGGGCTAACACTACAGTCGTCGGCCATAATTTACAATTCGATGCTTCGATCCTAAGCTGGGTTTACGGTATACATCCCAAGCTGTGGTTCTGCACGCTCGCCGCCGCGCGCACCCTATGGCAGCACAAGTTCAAGTACCTGTCCCTCGCCAAGCTTGCCGAAAGCTTCGGCTTCCCGGCCAAGGGCACCACCGTGGTCAAGGTGGATGGTATGACGCGGCAGATGATCATCGATGCCGGGCTCTACGACGAGTACGTCGACTACTGTCTGCACGACGTTACCTTGTCGGTAATGCTCTACGAGCTTCAGAAGGATCACATACCAGTTCGGGAGATGGTCCTCGCTGATAGTGTGTTGCGGCTCACCACCGAGCCACGTCTCACGCTCAACTACACGAAACTCGGGGCGCACCTGTTGGAAGTTAAAGCATCCAAGGAACAATCCATGGCGCTGGCGATGTTCGCGGGCATCAACGGCAAGGACGACCTGATGTCCAACGACCGGTTCGCGCAGGCCCTCATGAACTTGGGCGTAGATCCCCCTCGCAAGATCAGCGTTACAACAGGTAAGCGCACGTGGGCGTTTGCGAAGTCCGATCCCGACTTCAAGGAGTTGGCTAACCACGAAAATAACCACGTTCAGAACCTCGTCGCGGCAAGGTTGGGTCACAAGTCTACGCTCGATGAAACTCGTGCAGAACGCCTTATCAAGACGGCGGGGTTCGACTTCCCACAATGGGGCATGCACATACTGCCGGTCCCCTTGAAGGTCTCTGGCGCGCACACGCACCGACTTAGTGGCGATGCTGGGTTAAATCTTCAGAACCTCCGACGTGGCGGTCTCCTCAGGGAAGCCATCGAGGCACCCGAGGGCTATAAGATCGTGGCGGGGGATTTGTCCCAGATTGAGGCGCGCATGAACGCGGTGTTCTGCGGTCAGCTAGATTTGATCGAGCAGTTCAGGACCGGCCAAGATCCCTACTCGATCATGGCATCGAGGGTGTTCGGTCGCACGATCACCAAGGCCAACGTGGGCGAGCGTTTCATAGGTAAGAAGCTGGTGCTGAGCGCGGGCTACGGGGTGGGTCACGTCAAGTACCACGCGACCTTGCGGCACGACAGCATGGAGCAGCTAGGCGAGATGCTCGACATCGACATTGCCGAGGCGCAGCGCCAGATATTGGCCTACCGCGCGATCAATTCAAACATCGCTCACATGTGGGCCAAGCTGGGGAACATCATCCCCGAAATGACCAGTGTTCATACCAACTTTCAGTTGGGGCCGGTCGTGTTCCAGCACGAGGCAATCCGGTTACCATCGGGGTTACATCTCCACTACCATAACCTGCGGCTTGACCACGTCTCCAACAACTGGCTCTACGACTACGCGGGTCGACCCAAGCGTATTTATGGCCCCAAGCTGCTGGAGAATATCATCCAAGCTCTGGCGCGCATCGTGATCATGGATGCGATGGTCTCTTTGCGACGCGAGCTTATCGGGTTCGACGCGCACTGGGTTCATCAGGTCCACGACGAGCTTGTTTACCTAGTTAATGATCACTACGTGGACGTATTCAAAGAGCGTCTCCAGCGTGCGCTGACCACGCCGCCAGCGTGGATGCCGACGCTTCCGCTGGCCTGTGAAATAGGTGTCGGGTCCAACTACGGTGAGTGCAAATGAAAAAACGTGCCTTCCGTAGCATCAAGGCGATAGCCGACCAGTTCGGCTACTCGTTCGACGGCATGACGGGCAACCAGCATCTGCGCTGGGTTCACCCAACCAAGCCGATGGTGATCACGATCTCCAAGGAGAGCGATACCCGTTCGCTCAAAAATGTGACAGCCTGCTTCCGGCGTATCGCGTCTAACCAAGCTGGTAACGATGACCGGCGACCAATCTAACTTCGAACTCGATGACGAGGAACTGGTCAACACCACGACCATGGCGAACCCAACCGTGCTGCCGCTTACCACGCCGCCCAATCCTCGCCGGGGTGCGCCTCAGCGCCCGCCCGTCTCGGCTCCTACCATGGCGCGCGGCAAGGACTGGTTCGCGCGTGCCGGGGTAGAGCCGTTGCAGCTTCTCGTGATGCGCTTGCGCCGCGACTACAACCCCGGTGCGATCATGGACTGGTCGCCGCTGGAGCATATCAACATCTATGTTGGCGACACTAAGGCTTACATAACCATCGTCAAGGACGACGCCGCCGTCGTGCTGGAAGATGATGCAAACCTCTACCCGTCTGATACACTGTTGGCTCAGCTTAAAACAATCATGGGCCTTTAGATCAGGTGGGTAACATGTTCAACAACGCCACAACGACTTACCAAGGTGGTAAGCCAGCAGCGAAGCCGTTCACGTGGAGCTACTCGCGCTTGAAGAACTTCAATACCTGCCCGAGCAGGTATAACCACTACGATGTTCTCAAGGACGTGGTCGAGGAAAAGAGCGAAGCTCTGGTCTACGGCGACGAGGTCCATGCCGCCATGGCAAAGCGGATCTCACGGGGCACCCCCCTGCCCCCTGCACTCGAAAGCTTCGAACCGCACGCTGCCAAGGTCTTGGAGGGATCGCTGCACAACCCCAACGTCAAGGTGCTGGTCGAGCGCAAGTACGCCATCCGCAAGGACTACACCCCCTGTGGATATTTCGACAAGGATGTCTGGTATCGCGCCGTTGCCGATGCCCTTCGCCTGCAAGGCGCGGTGGGCCTGTTGGTGGATTGGAAAACCGGCGGCCAGCCCAACAACGAGCGCAAGGTGCGCGAGATCATCCCCCAGCTTTGGCTCGCGAGCGCGAGCGTGTTCGCCCATCACCCCGAGGTGCAGGCGCTGGTCGCCAAGTTCGTCTGGCTCGACCATCATGCTGAAACTACGCTCAAAATCTACCGCCACCAGATGAAATCCTTCTGGGAGCACATTCTCCCCGAGGTCGCCAAGCTGCAGGAGGCGCACGTGACCAACAGCTTCCCGCCCAAGCCGTCGGGCCTGTGTCGCGACTTCTGTGGCGTGCAGTCCTGCGAATACTACGGCGTCGGAGCTTAGTATCTGTTTAAGTAACCATATTGGTAATTCAAAAACCCCGTAAAACGAAAAAGCGAAAACCATGAGCGAAAAAATCCGCGACGATCTGCTCGATCAGGTACTGCGCATGAAGGAAGAACGCGACTACTGGCGCGAACGGTGTGCACGTTACGAAGGGCACCACGCCAAGATGGAACACGCGGCTGCCGACATTAAGGGTCGCGTCGAGCAGTTTCTGGTGGTGCTGCAGATGGCACGACCCCAAGGCACGGAGCCACGCGCATGAGCAGCGGCGATCATATCCAGTGGTGCAAGAACATCATGTCGATGCTGCGCGACAACGGCGTGTGGGGCGTGCCCAGATCGGGGCTGACCTTCACCAAGCGAGGCGACACGCTGGTGCTGACCAAACGCTCAGGCGTGCCACCCGACGTGAAGATCCTCGACTATGTGTGGTCGCGCCAGCAAGAGGAAGAATACAACGCCGTCAAGAAACACTTCGGCGCGGCAGGCTTCAAGGTCACCGACGAGACGCTCCAGTGAAAGCGATGATAACCGCCGTGCTTGGGCTAGTGATCTTGTCCATGCTGGTCGGAAGCATCTTCGTTCTGTGGGCCGTGGCGATGGACAAACTATGACGCCCGAGGGGAGAGTTAAGTTAAAAGTTAAAATGTTGCTGGCGCTATACAGCAGCACGTGGGGCTACATGCCGGTGCCCTACGGCTACGGCAAACAGGCGCTCGACTTTATAATCTGCTTCCGGGGAAAGTTTCTAGCCATCGAGACCAAGGCACCCGGCGAGGATCTGACCGGCCCGCAGAGGTTATGCGCGGTGGAGATCTTGGAAGCGGGAGGTACGGTATTCGTTATCTCGGAGGAGGCGGGGTTAATATCGCTGGCCCGCTGGTTGAAACTAAATAGTTAAATAACCATATAGGTAACTATGAGCCTCATGAACATGATCACGGCTGCGACCACGCCGCAGATCGCGCTTGCTTACGACAGCGAGGTGCAGAAGCTGTTCCCCGCTGCGCCTCTGGTCAACAACAAGATCCTCCTACCGCACGACGTGCTGACCACCAAGGTGCTGAGCAACATCGGCTACGATGTTCCCTCCAGCTTGACGCATTACAAATGGCCGAGCGACCGCGCGCCCTTCGAAGTGCAGGTCAAGACGGTGGAGATGCTGATCCATCATCAACGTGCCTATGTCCTCTCGTCGATGGGCGTTGGTAAAACATCCTGTCCGATCTGGGCGTTCGATCTGCTCAAGAAGCAGGGCTACGCCAACAAGATGATCGTGGTCGCGCCCCTCAGCACGCTCTCGTTCGTGTGGCTGCGCGAGATCTTTTACTCGGCACCCCACCTGAAAGCGGTTGTCCTCCACGGCTCCCGCGAGAAGCGTCGCGATCTGCTCAAGACCGACGCCGACATCTACATCATTAACCACGATGGTATACCCACCGTGATCGACATCCTGCTCAAGCGCACCGACATCGACGTGATGGTGCTGGACGAGCTTGCCGTCTACCGCAACAACTCCAAGCGCACCCGGATGATGATCCATCTGGCGCAACATAAACCGACGGTCTGGGGAATGACGGGGGCTCCGACGCCTAACAGTCCGTGCGACGTTTACCAACAGGCAAAGATTATCACGCCAGATCGTGTGCCGAAGTACTTCGGCAGGTTCCGTGACGAGTTAATGCTCAAGGTCTCGCCCTTCAAATGGGTGGCTAAAAAGGATGCCACGCAGAAGGCGTTCGATGCTCTGCAGCCGAGCGTTCGCTTCGTACTGGAGGACGTAACCGAGCTTCCGCCCTACGTCTCGCGACGGATCGACATCCCGATGGGCAAGAAACAGGCGCACGTCTATGAGGAGATGCGCAAGCACGCGTTCAGCTTGGTCGGGCAACATAAAATCACGGCGGCGAACGCGGGCGCGGTCCTGAGCAAGCTTCTGCAGATCTCCTCGGGCTGGGTGTACTCCAAAGCCAAGGGCATCGTCGCTCTCGACAACGACGGGCGGGTTACCACAGTGGTAGACTTGGTCGAGGCAAGCGACAGCAAGCTGATCGTGTTTGCCGCGTTCAAGAGCGCGCTCGACGGTCTCTCCAAGGCGCTGACGGCTGCGGACTACGACAACATCATCGTGTCGGGCGACACGCCTGCTCACGAACGGGACCGGATTTTCCACGCCTTCCAGAACACGCTCCAATACAAGGTGCTGGTCGCGCATCCACAATGCCTTGCCCATGGCATAACCCTGACCCGCGCCAACACCGTGGTGTGGTTCACCCCAATTACCAGCTTGGAGATCTACGATCAGGCCAACGCACGCATCCGTCGCGTCGGGCAGGCGACCAAGCAGCAGTTTATCCATCTCCAGTCGAGCAAGACCGAAGATAAGATCTATGGCCTGCTGATCAACAAAGGAGATATTCAGTCCCAACTGCTAACCATGTTTGAGAGCTAGTGTTCGAAAGTTAAAGATGTTTAACTAGTTCAACTAAGTGCTTGACAATCCTATGTAGTTGTGCCACAAGAGCCGACCCACCAGCAATAGGTGGGACCTACCAGATGACCGTAACCAACGAGGTAACAATGGCTGATCAAGCCGAAGATCTCAACCGCCTTGTCGGCAAGCGCATCGCGCTGCGGGACAAGATCAAGGCGCTGAACGATGCCCACAAGGCAGCGATGAAGCCCTACAACGAAGCCGCCGACAAGTTCGACGCCCTGCTTCTCGCACGCATCGACGAGCTTGGTGTCAAGAGCGTCGCCACCGAGGCAGGCACGATCTTCCCCCTTGAGCGATGGACGGCGTCGGCAGAGGATGCCGAGAAGTTTCGTCAGTATCTGATCGACATGGAGGAGTGGGACCTCGCTGACATCAAGCCCAACGTCACCGCGACCCGCGAGTACCTTGAGAAGAACAAGATGCTGCCGCCCGGCGTCAAGACCAGCGTGTTCCGCGACCTCGGCCTGAGGCGTTCGTAGCGTGTAAACGCCAGCCGCAACAACATAACTAGTAACATAACCAGAAAGGTAACTTCACCCCATGAATGAGATCATGATCCCGGCGGGCCTCACGCCCTCCACCAAGTTCGCCCAATCCAAGGTCAGCCACGACGATCTCGCGGCTGGTATTCAGGCTTCGTTCGCCGTCATCAGCTACAAGGGCAAGGTGTGGCGCGTGAAGCATCGCGGCGAGGAGAAGATGCTGATGCGCCCCGACGAGCCGGGTGTGCCGCAGGCGTTCATCGAGTGCGTCATCGTGAAGGCGTCTCCCGCCATCGCCAAGATCTATTACATTGGCACCTATGCCGAGGGCGACATGAGCCCGCCCGACTGCTGGTCGGTGAATGGCATCTCGCCTGACCCAGCGTCGCCCAAGAAGCAGTCGCCCACCTGCGCTGGCTGCCCGATGAACGCGTGGGGTTCCAAGATCACCGGCAACGGCAAAGCGACCAAGGCGTGTCAGGACAGCAAGCGCCTCGCCATCGTGCCTGCTGCCGACATGAACAACGAGCTTTTCGGTGGTCCCATGCTGCTGCGTGTTCCCCCGGCTTCGCTGGCGGACCTGTCGGCCTACGGTGCCAAGCTCAAGCAGATCAGCGCCGACTACTTCAGCGTGGTCACGCGCATCGGCTTCGATGCCAACGAGGCTTTCCCGAAGTTCACGTTCGCGGCCCTGCGGGGTCTCAACGACGCCGAGGCTGACGTGATCCTGCCGCTGCAGGAGGACCCACGGGTGACCCGCATCCTGCAGGAGGCTGTGGATCACGTGCGCGCCGAGCCGCCGGGCGCACCGGCCCCGACGACGGCGACCCCGGCTCCGGGCACGGCGGGTGCCGCCAAGGCTGCGCCCACGGCGGGGGACGGGATGGATCTCCCGCCGCACCTCAACCGCACCACTACCACCGTGGTTACGCCGCCTGCGACTGCACCGGCCACCCCTGCCGATGCAGGAGGTAAGGCTCCGACACCGCCGACGCCGCCGACGACGGTCGCTGCTGCCGCGCCTGCTCCGCAGGACCCTAAGGAAGCCGAGATCGAGGCGCTCAAGGCCAAGCTCGCGGCCCTTCAGGGTGGGGTGCAAGGGGGTGCAACCGGCCAGCCCGCTGGTCAACCCAACGGCGCTGCTCCGACCCCGGTGGTCAAGCGCACGCGCAACAAGGCGGCCACCCCGACGGTGCCGCCGCCGTCGCCCGCGCCCACTCCTCCGGTCGCTGAGACGGCACCGCCGCCGGGCGTGACGACCGAGACCCCCTCGACCGACGCGCACCCGGATACTCCCGCTGCGCCGACCACGCCACCCGCGACCAACGGCACCGCCGAGGCGATGGCGACGCTGGAGAACGAACTCGACAACCTGTTGTGACCTTCACGTAGGCGTGGCTTGCCCCTGCCTTAACCGGCAGGGACACCCATCCTTGGGGGGAGGTTGGTATGTTCGTTCAGACGTTCGACGACGCTGCCCAGTTCCTCGCGCGTGCGCTGCCGTGGCCGACGGCAGGCGAGCCCGACTGGTTCGTGAACATCCATCACAGCTTCCTGCCGCCCGGTGGTGTTAAGCCACTGTTTCCGGGGCGCGCCTGCACGACCGTGAAGGAAGCCGTCGCGTGTGTGTCTTGGGCGAGCACGCTACCCAAGGCCGACATCTACGTGTGCATGTCGGCGCAGTCTCAGGCGACCCAGCGCGTCGGCAAAACAGGTCGCCCATGGATGGCAGCCAAGCGCCTTGCGGCCAACGCGATCTGGCACAAGAGCTTGTTCGTCGATGTCGACGTGAAGGAGGGGGCCTACGGATCGACTGCGGAGGCCGCCAGCGAGTTCCAGCGCATCCGCCGGGAGGTCGGCCTACCCGAGCCCAGCATCGCGATCCTGAGCGGCTCTGGCGGCTTCCACGTGCACTGGATTTTTGTCGAGCCGATCAGGGGGTTGAGATTTCTCAAGCTCGCCAATTCGCTGGTGGCTGCTCTCCAGTCCAAAGGCTTCAAGGGCGACACGGGCGTTTCAATCGACGGCGCGAGGCTGTTAAGGATCCCTAACACCCTGAATTGGAAGCATGATCCGCCGAAGCCTGTGAAGGTGGGGTCCAACTCCTCCAAGGACTACATGGTCGAGGCGCTTGAGGAAGTCCTCGCGCCCTACGAGGGCATTGTTACCACGAAGGTAACCGGTCCCCAGACCCTACAAAACATGCCTAACTTGTTGATTTCAAACAAGTTTAAGGCTTCGAAGCTGGCCGGATCTGACCTTGGCGAGGGTTACACCCAGACCTATCCACTGTCTGCCGTCGAACGAGTTTGCCCGTGGGTGGCGAACACGGTGGCAACGGGAGGAGCTTCAAACACGAACCCGCTCTGGCTGGCCTCGACCAACCTGTCTCTATTCCTCGACGACAGCAGGGCGGCCTGCCACGCGATGGCTGATGGTTACATAAACTATACACAGGCCGAGACGGACGCGTTGTTCGACCGCCAGTGGGTAACCCAGCAGGCGCGCAACCTCGGCTGGCCGCAGTGCCGGTCCATCCACAACAACGGCGCGCCCGAGTGCGCGACGTGCCCGCATCTCGCGATGGGCAAGTCGCCGCTCAACTTCGTGGCGTTGATGCAGCCACCAGCACCTACGCCTGCGCCGCCTACCAGCGTGGTAACCCCGCCCCTCGCGCCACCAACTGCGCTGCCTGAAGGCTACGCCTACGCCGTCAACGGCACGGCGGGCATCGTCTGCAAGATCGAGACCGACGAGGCGGGCACCCAGCGCATGGTGGCAATCACCGAGCGGCCTATGCTCAACGGCTGGCTGCAGGAGAACCCCAACGTCCTGCACTTCGACACGGTCGCGTCGGAGGGCAAAGGTCTGACCAAGATCTCGATACCCCAGAACATGATCGGCAACACCGAGAAGTGGAGCGCCCACTGCAGCGACAGCGGGTTGTTTATCCAGTTACAGCACAGGAAGGAAGTCATGATCTTTCATTCGGCATGGGTCAGCAAGCTCAAAGAAGATCGCGCTGCGACAATCAGCACGGTGCCCTTTGGGTGGCTGGTCGAGGAGGGTGTCCGACAAGGCTTCGTCTACGGCGGGCAACTGTCCTCGCCGTCGGGTGCCAAGCCCGCAGGCAAGGTCGATAGAGCACTCGCGGAGAGGTACACGCCCAAGGGAACCATCCAGCCCTACCTCGATGCGATGCTCATGCTCATGGCGCAGAAGCGCCCGGCCATCGACGCGCTGCTCGCCGTGTCCTACGGCTCGCCCTTGGTGGCGCTGATCGGGCAAACAGGCTTCATCATGAGCGTCTACTCCCAAGAGAGCGGCATCCAGAAAACCAGTGCGCTGCGCACCAACGCCAGCGTGTGGGGCCACCCCTCGATGTCGATGCAGACCCTCGATGACACTTCCAACGCGGTGTTCAGAAAGGCAGGCCAGATCCGGCATCTGCCTATCGTCTGGGACGAGGTGCGCACGGGCGACGACGCGCAAAGGTTCAGCGACTTCGTGTTCCAACTCTCGGGTGGCAAGGAGAAGGCTAGGCTCAAGGCCACCACCGAGTTCCAGAGCGTGGGCGACTGGGCGACGATCCTCGTCGGTGCCTCCAACAACAGCCTGCTGAGCGCAGTGAACAAAGCCAACAAGGCGACTGAAGCTGGCGCGATGCGGATCTTCGAATACGTGGTGCCCAAAGCGACACAGGGGATCATCAGCACAGCCGACGCTACCATGATGGTAAGTACCCTCGACGACAACTATGGCGTGGCCGGGATGATGTACGCCAAATTCCTTGGCGAGAACTTCGAAGTCGCCCGCGACGAGACCTTGAACCGGTTACGTGACTACGAGGTCCGCTACGGCGCTCGCCCCGAGGAGAGGTTCTGGTTCGCGCTGATCGCGTGTCTCCAGCAGGGCGCGACCTACGCCAACGCCGTGGTCGGCACCAGCTTCGACCTGAAGGCGCTGGAGAAGTTCCTGATCGACACGCTGGCGGGGATGCGTACCAGCAAGCTTGATGCCACCGTGAACATGCGCGACCCGGTGAACCTCTCGGAGATGCTGTCGCGCTACCTCAACTTCCAGCGCCCCGAGCACACGCTGATCACCGATCAGTTCATCCATCACACCCAGAAGGCGACGGCGTCGGTCAAGTCCGACTTCAGCCGCCTCAAGGAGACGCAGGTTCATATCGCTCAGGACGGCCACATGCGGCTCCGTCTGACGGCGTTCAACGAATGGCTTGACAAGCAGAAGCTGCCGTCTACAATCGTATTGAACGAGTTAAAGCTCCAATTCGGAGCGCAGTACACCAAGCAGTCGCGGCTGGGTTGGGGTACCAACTTCATGACCCAGCCCGACCAGTGCCTGACGATTGACTTCCGCCATCCCGGCTTCCCGCCCGACTGGGCACCCTACTAGGAGAGATCTATGAACGCCGCCGCTGCCCCCGTCGAAGCCATCCTGACGCTTGGCTCGCTCCCCGACCACGAACAGGAGGAGCGGCACGTGAGCTTTGAGTTCGACAGCAAGTACACCACCGGCATGTCCTGCAGGCTGCGCTTCTCGTGCAACGTCAGCCTGCCAGAGTTTAACGAGTTGTCGATTGGCCGCCGGTTCTATGTCGAGAAGGGCAGGGTCAACTATACCGAGATCGTCGACATGATGGGCGAGCTTCTGCGCCTGTCGGTGCAGGCCGAGATGGGCCTGCGGGGGCACGCGTGGCGCTCCGACGCCGACCGCAGCATCTTTGCCGACAGCATCGCCGCGCGGCTGGGCTTCGCGCTGCGCACCATCACCGGCATCGACTTCGAAGTCGACGACATCAGGATCATCTTCGTCGCCCGCTAACCCTAACCCGTAACCATAAAGGTAACCCATGACCGATCACCCTCCCCGCTACTGGCTGCCCGACCCCGCGCTCAAGCTCAGCGACACGTCGCTGGAACTGGTGCGCTCCGAGTTTAACCCCTCGGGCATCGATGCCGTGACCAAACTCAAACTGATGGCGGCGGCGCTGATCACCATGGCCGAGGAGATCCGGGGCTCGATCCCGACCAGCGCCCGGCACTGCGCGCTGGGCATCACCGCCATCGAGGACGGCGCGATGTGGCTGGTTAAAGCGGCGACGACGCCGGTCCCCAAGCCTAAGAGCTAACGTCCCTTGCCGTAGCCCGCCGCGTCGTGGGTGTACTTCTGGGTGCGCGCATGACCATGGGTCATGTTGGACTTGTCTGCGCGGTTCTCGTTGGGATCGCGCAGACGCAGGTTGGAGATCGCATTAGTGCCGCCCTCGCTCAGGGGCTTGATGTGATCGACATCCTTGCCTTCGACGGCGGCCTCGCCCCATCGCTTGATCGCCTCGCGACGTGCCTGAACCCGCGCATCGGTTAGCTCGACGCGCGACTTGTCGTAGGCCGAGTAACCTCTAGGCCCCTTGGCTGGCATCGAGCGGCCCTCCGACTGCTGGACCTGTCGGCGTGACAACGGGTGCCTGTGGCGAGAACGCCACGACATCGGCCACGTTGACGACCCAGACTTGCCCACTGTCCTCGACGAACTTCCCCATGCCGGAAGTCGGGTACCATACCCAGTTGCCGACCATTCGCACGCCGTTCGACAACAGGAGCACGCCGACCGGTGCGCTCATTGGCAACGGCAAGTCGTAGACGAAGGCGTACTTGACCGGGTTAAACATCGGTCACCCAACGTTGTGCAGGTTGCCCGTGAGGAACAGGATCAGCAGCACGACCAGCACGAGGCCGACCACGCCGCCGAGCCCGCCGTAGCCCCACTGTGCGTGGCCGTACCAGCCGCCACCCAGCAGCACCACGATCAGGATGATGATTATAAGGGTCATCCGGGTGGGTAGACCTTCCACCCGAGGATCGCGAGCAACACCAGCACCACGCCGACGCCGGGGAACCAAGGCTGCACGCGGTAGTAATACCCGCCGCCGAGGGCCGCCAACACGAGGATCACCCAGAACAGGATCATGAGGAGCATGACAGCCTCCATCACTTCTTCTTGAACAACCTACACCACATGCCGGTGTCGATCTGGCCCTGCACCAACGCGCACTTACCATCGTGGTAGTGCCTGCAGATCCCACAATGGGCAGACTTCATGCCCATCGAATAACCGACACTCGACTTCGATCTCAGGTTCGTTGGTTTGCGTGCCGCCACGCTACTTGCGGCCCTTCATTGCGTTGTTGCGAAAGCCTCCCTGCACCGAGCCGCCGCCGCAGAACGACTGCGCCATCTTGTTGGCCTTGATCGGCTTAGCCTTCATGATGCCCGACTTGCTAATGCCGGGGGCCATCGACGGCGCATTGGTGTCGGAGCCGTAGCCCGCAGCGGGACCGCCAGCGCCCTTGAGCCTAGCAGGCGTGTCGCCCTTGGTCATCGCCATCTCACTTCCCCTTTTTCTTGGACCTGAGGAAGGCGGGGAACTGCTTCGCGTCCCGCTTCTGGTCCGCCTTCGAACCCTCCTTCACGCCCTTGTCGTTGTCGAACTTGGAACGTTCGAACGCCGCCTTGGTCGGCTTACCCTTTGCCATCACTTCCTCACTTTCTTGAGCTTGGTCGCTGTACCTCCACCACTCTTACGCGCCGTGTTCATCGCTATCGCGACGGCCTGCTTCTGGGGTTTGCCTGCTGCCAACTCGGTCCTGATGTTCTGCGAGACGGTGGCGCGGTCGGTCCCCTTCTTGAGCGGCATGGTTACCTCGGTGGTTATCTGGGATGTCTAACTGGTTCAGTAGTTGTACGTCGCTTGGGCGTGCTTCGCAACCTCGGGCACCCGCTTGCTGACGCGCGCCCCGGCAGGCAGGCCCGCTCGACGTGCCTCCATCTCGGATCGCTTGGCAGCGCGCTCCTGCTTGATCAGGTCGCCCATCTGGATCTTCGCGTTGGCCGAGGTCTGCTGGGAGTTGAACCGCTGGACCGCCGCCCACGCATTGGCCTTGTCGTCGGGGTTGTCGGCACCGACCCAGCGACCCGACAGTTCAGTACGCTGCTTGGCATAGCTCTGGTTGCCGCCGTAGATCACGCTCTTGGCAGCGTTGGCCTCGGCAATGCGCGAAGGCCGGAAGCCGAAGCCCTGTACGATACCCTCCGCAGGCGTCCACTGGTCGCCCGCCGCACGACCCGAGGGTCCGACCTTGCCGTGCATCACGTTGGTGTAGCCCTTGACGCTGTCAGCGGCGAGCTTGAGGGGTGCCAGCTTGTACGCCGCGTCGCCGTAGTTGCCCGCCGCGATGTCGCCAATGCCTGACAGATAATCCATCGACATGCCGACGCCCGACCCCGAGAGCCACTTGCCGAAGTAAACAAACAGGTCGTCGGCCTTGCGCGACTTCGGCGCACCGAACGGTCCCAGCAACTGGTTGAGACCGAACCGGCTGGAGGTATCCACGCCGAACAGGCTCGGCACGCCAGTCGATACAAACTGCCCAGCTTCCTTGCCGAACGCCGCCGCCACGGTCTCCCTGAACGAGTTCTGTAACGTCTCCGAGGTCTCGTCGGTGAGGCCCATGGCGTTCATCATGTTTACCGCCATGGTAACCGGCTCGGTAGGCAGGCCCAGCGCACCCGCCATGATGAAGTGCGTGCCCATCAGCCAGCCCATCGCCTTGGCGTTCTCCAGCTTGTGATCACCGATCATCATGCCGTGGCCCATCTTCGCCAGCAGGTAGTACTGGCGCTGGCCGAACTTGCGGAACTGCAAAGCCACCCTACCGAGAGGGTGATTAAACATCGGCGGCGCGTTCCACCGATCATAGGTGCCCATCGTGTGATCGAGCGTCTCGGCCACCTTCTCGATGGCCTTCGCGTGGGCATTAGGGTCGCTACCCAGCTTTTCACGCGCCAACCTGTACGCCGCGACCGCCATCACGCTGCGGTTGGTCCCCTCGATGGCCTGTCCCATCTGGCGAGACACGTGATCAGCACGGTCCACCGCCCGGCCCACGATGTTGGTGCGAGATGGATCCAGCTTCTGAAGCTCCATGCCCGCCTCGCGACCGGTCATCCCCCGATCCCTGATGTCGTCGAGCATGCGACGCTCGTCGCCCGCGAACCGGTTACGGATCCGGTCGCTGAAGTCCATCGTCTCGTTCTCGCGCAGCGCCTTCACCGTCTCCTTCATGCCGTGCCACACGATGTCTCGGCCACCGATGTCGAAGTAGGCTTTGGTCAGCGCCGCCATCGATCTCGCGAAGCCGTACTCGCCTGCCATGTAGGGCAGGCCAATCATGTAGGGCTCCATCGAGTTGATCACGTGGAACGCCGGGCTTGCCAGCCTGCGCAGGAAGCTTAGTTGCAGCAGCCGGTTGATCGAACGTCCTAGCAGGCCGTCGTTGTTGGGCGGTGCCACCTGATCGCGCCGCGCGTCGAGGTGGTTCATCACTTCCGAGCGCAAGAACGCGTTGGTGTCGGTGCCCTTGGTCTTGACCTCCTGCTGCATGATGTCGGCCACCCGATGAATGTGGGGACCGAACTCCAGCCGGGCGATGTAACCGGAATTGGAGTGTGCGAAGTCGGCAAAGTTGGATCCCAGTTCGTTGCTCGCGCCCAGCACGTTTTTACGAGGGAGCCGGTGGCTCTGCACCCGCGTAGATCCCAGTACCCGGATCGCGTGCTGTGCCAGCACGTCACGCATCACCTGCTGGTCGGCCTTGTCGAGCTTGGCGAAGCCGGTCGACCTCTCCATGGCGTTCTTCACGCCGATCATTTCACGCGACATCAGGTCGGTGACTTGCCCCGTCGGCTCGTAGGGGCGCTTGCCGTACTCGGTGACCTTGAAGCCTTTCACGGCCTCCATCTCGCGACGACCCATCTCGGCGTTGGTCATCGTGTCGTGGAACTGCACGTCCTTGTTCTGCATCGTCGTGTGTATACGCCGATCATAATTGGCAGCGATGAACGCGTCACGCGCTTTGATCCCGTCGGCACGCGTCGCGTGGATCTGGTGGTTACCACCATAGTTAGTTTCAAAGGTCGGCGGCGCGCCCGGTGCCGCAGATAGTTTCTTGGGCATCGGCACGGTCTCGACTTTGTTGGTCGCCTTGTTGACCAGCTTCTCGCCCGTGCTCTGCGCCTTGAACGGGCTGTTCTCGATGAAAGGCCGCGCCGTGGTCTCGTCGGCAAACTCGTAGGTATTGAACTCGTGCGCGCGGTCAACGTGATCAGGGTTGCTCGGATCGTAATCCTCGCCAGCCTTATCCATACGACGTAGCTGTCCCGGCGCGTCGGCAAGCTCGTGGTAGCCCGTCACGTGATAGTCGCCGCGTCGCATGAGAGGCATGTACGGCCCCTCGATCTCGGCCAGCGCCCGGATCTCTTTCAGGCGCTTGCCCTCGGGACCGGTGTTGAGAATATCCTTGTAGAGATCCTTGTTAGCGTGGGTGTCAGGACGCCCGTCGCGCAGCCACTGTTTGAAGTCCTCGATGCCCGCCTTGTCGAATATAGGTGCCTGCTTTGCCTTCTGAGCTTCAGCATTGCGGATCGCATCAGTCAGTTCGTCTACCACGTTGTCGGTTAGCCAGTCCGACATCGCCTTATGTTGCTTCTTAAAGTACAGGTGCGCGTCGCCACGCAGGTTCACGAGGTCGGTCGGCAGCATGGCGTAGCGTTTTTTACCCTCGGTAAGCCCAGCCAGCGCCTGCGCATGGTCGAGGTTCTTGGGATCGAGATGCGCATTGCTCTCGCCGCCCCAGAACGCACCTTGCACGGTCTCGTCGTGCACCAGCTTGGTGAAGAAGTCCCACATAGAGCCGCCCTTGCCGTCGGGCGAGGTGCCTTCCAAACCATACTTACGCTGAAGCCGATAGGCTTCGTTGGTCAGCTTCGCGCCCTTGCTGTCGTGCATGATGCTCTCGGCACGGGCGTTTTGTCGTTGATGCAGATCAGCGTAGACGCGGCTCAGAGACTTACCCTCCATCAAAGGTCGCAGGTTGTCGGGCATCAGTTCAAGGGCGCGCTTGGCGAGGTCCGAGTGCTTCTCCGACAGGTTACCAAACAGGTAATCCATGCCCTGCCCGATCTGCATCGAGGTCTTGAAGTGCAGCATCTTGGCTGCCCAGCGTTGGGTGAACGTCGCACCCGACGCCGACATGCGGGCGGCTTGGTTGGTGATCCCCTGACGCACCTGCTGAGCAACCGGTATCCGGTAGGGGTACGACCCCGCCGTGCTTCCAGCGTTCATGTCGGCGGTTGCCTGCGCGAACCGGCTGCTGCGCGACGCCGTGATCTCGCGGGCATGCTCGGCGGCGTGCTGGTTCATTCGAACCACCGCCTCGATGACCGTCATCTTGGGGCGCGAGATGTTCAACGCCCGCATGATCAGGCCGACGAACGCCTTCGCCATGTTCATCGGCGTGGTCGCCTTGGGCAGGCCCTGTATGTAGGCAACCACGGCGTCGGGCGCTTGCATCCCCGCCATCTCGTCGAACAGCTTGCCGCCCTTGATCGCGTCGGCGGCGAACTCGTAGACATCGACGAACGCGTTGTGCCTCGGCATCGAGGTTTCGTCGGCAGCCTTTTCCATCAGGGCCTGCATGTGGCCCAAGAACACCGGATCGTTGTCGAGCTTCTTGGTCGTGGCGGCGTGGCCGTATTCGTGGGTCAGCACCTCGATCAGGAACTCGGGGTCGTTCCACGTCCGCTCGGGGATCAGGATCTTGCCCTGCGTCGCCTGACCAGCTTTCTGCGATGGCGTCTCGTGATAGACGCCGCCGACAGTGTCACCGTCCTCGTTAAACAACCGCGCGACGATCTCGTTCCAGTGCGCGTCGCTCACCACCTCGGTCCTGATGTGCGGCACCGCGCTGCGCATGGTCTGCGCCCACTCGATCAGGTGCTTATGGTACTGGTGGTCGCCCGGCTGCTCCTCGGGCTCGCGCAGCTTCTGCTGGAAGTGCCGGATCACGTTGGCGAGCGCCACGTGCCCCGGCAACCGGTTCAACACCGGTACGCGCACCTTCTGGCCGATCAGGTGGTCGGGGATGTACTTGGCATGCGGGCTGGTGTTGGGATCGACCTCGGTGGTCGGCCTGCGGATCGCTTGTCCTGTGTCGTCGGGGTCGATCTCGGTGAAGCCGTGCGCGCTGAGGCTCTCGCCAGCTTCCTTCTCGCGACCTACCCGCTCACCCTCACCAAGCCCGCTGGCCCGCGACAACTTCTCGGTGTCCGCGTCGGCACCCCGAAGGGGAGCTTCCTTCTTCTCGCCGCTCAGGTCGGGCCGCTCGTCGTCCATGCCCCGTGCGACGTTCTCGATGGGCTTGCCAGAGGCTTCGCGGCGGGCCTGCTTCTCTAATGCCGAACGCTCCTCGCGCCGCGCCCCCAGCGCGTCGAGATGCTCTGCACCACCCTTGCGCAGGAACGCCATCGTCTCAGCGAAGTCGATGAAGTCCTGATTGATCCGTGCCGCGCGTTTTTCCCGCGCCTTGACTGTACCGGTGTCGCGCTTGGCCCAGCGTTCCAGCATCATCTTGGTGTCGCGCAAGGCGTTCATCACGCTCTGGTTGACCTTGCCCTCCTTCGACCACACCGCCTTGCCGCCAACCTCGCCAACCTTGTCCTCGATAGCCTTGACCAGTGCATGAGCCCGCACGATCACCCGGTTGCGTGCCCCTGCCCGTGAGCCCTTCGCGTCGTCGCTCTGCCGCAGCGCCATCACCTCCTCGGCAGCGTGCGTGTCGTGGTCCTCCGACAGGTTCTCGACGTGACCACGCGCCGCGTCGCGCACCAGCACCTCGGTCGCCTCAGTGCCTTCCTTACGCACCTCGCGCGCCTTGGCGGCACGCTTGGTGTTCGCCTCCTCAGCCCGCTTCAGCGTGGCGACCCGGTGTTCGTCCAGCAGGCGCGCGTGGATCGTCTCCACGTCGTCGACCTTCTTGAACTTGACGGGCCTGCCTGCAGCACGGTCGGCAGCGCGCTCCTCAGCACCATCCTTGACCTTCTGCGCGTGCTCAGCCTTGGCTTCCTCCATAAGACGTTCGCTGGCCTGCAGGGCGCTCTCGACAGCCTCGCCACCGCGCACAGCCGTGTCGGCTTCCTTGGTGCGCTTGCCGGTGTCGGGCTCCTTCACGCCGCTGACGCCCTCCTCGACCTTGGTGACGGTCGGCTTCTTGGGCTCGGGCTTCGCCTCGGGCTTCGGTGCTACCGTCTCGGCAGGTTTGCCGTGGACCTTCTCCCAAGCCTTTAGCGCATCGTCGAACTTCCACTGGACATCGAAGTCCTCCCGCACTGGACGGGACGACTGCTTGATCTGCTCCTGCTCGGCAGCTTCCAGCGCAGCGCGGCGCTTGGCTTTCTCGGCAACGAACTCGGGCCTGCGCTTCGCCAACTCGGCACCGACCATGTCACCGCCGAAGCGGGCATCGACCTCTTTATCGTGTGCGCCGAAATGCTCTCGCGCCGCAGCGACCTCAGGCGTATCCGTGCCCGTCCAGCGAGGAACCTCGGGCACCACTTCAGGTGCTTTAACTGGTTCCACAACCGGAGCAGGCTCCTCGGGCGTCCTCGCTGCCTCAACAACCGGAGCCGTGTCGACGACCTTCACCTCGGGGAGAGCCTCAGGCACGACTTCGGGCGTAACTACAGGAACCGTCTCAGGGACAACTTCAGGAGGCTTAGCCTTAGCTGCCTCGGCGGCGGCTTTCCGAGCATCGTTACGAATGTTGGCGAGAGCAATCTGCAGTTCGCCGTGAGTACCACCATCTGCCTTGGCCGGTGGCTTGCCAGCGTTGTGATCTGTTTTCCACTTGCCATAGGCTGCTTGGAAACCCGCAGCGTCCATGCCCGCCTGAGTATCAGCCACCATGCGCTTGCTGAAGTCGGCCCACGTCTCGACCGGTGTAGTACGTGCCGCTGCACCGGGTGCAGGAGTTACCGCCGTGGTAACCGGAGGAGGCGCGACGACAGGAGTAGGTGTTGCACCGGGAGTAGCTCCCGGCGTCGTGCCCGGCTGGCCCTGAGCTTGTTGAACCTGTTGCTGTGCCGTCTGCGCGCCTGCCTGTTGCGCCTGCGCCGTGCCAGCTTTAACCGAGGGGCCGCCCGTGGCGCTCGCCACGTTGAGCGCCGCCGCCTGCGCCGGGTTCGGCGCGTTGCCTGCAGGGACGACTACCGCCGAGGGGTTATTCAACGCGTACAGGTCATAGAGTTCGTTAAGCTCCTCGCCGTGGCCGTACATCGCGTCGTACTGCTTGCGCGCCGTGCGGGCACCAGCGATGCCCCTCGGCGCACTCGTCGCCACGCCGAAGATGCCACCCGTGATAGCACCCTCGCCCGTGTGCTTGGCGATCTTGAGCGGCTCGTAGCCCTCCTGCGCACCGATATTGATGTCGCCGGTCTGGCGCGCTGTCTCGCCAAGGCCCGACTGCGCGCCCATCGCGCCCGCCTGCTCTGCCGCGCTGATGCCAATCGCCCTGCCCACAGGCGGCCTGATGCCAAGCGCGATGCGTTCCGTGACCGCTTTGTTGAAGCCCTTGGTGAGCCCGTGGCCGACTGCGCCGCCACCAGCACCGCCGCCGATCACGTTCAGGATGTCGGCAATCGCCGGGTGCATCGCGGCGACCAGCTTCTCGCTGGCCTCCTCGGGCGAGCCACCGCTGGCAATCACTTCCTGATACACAGGAAAGCGCGCACGATCCTCAGGCGACATATCCTCGACCCGGCGGCGCGCCTCATACTCAGCGGCACCAAAGCCCTGCCCGGCCCCCGCCAGCGTACCTCCAACAAGACCGCCCACAGGGCCGCCCACAGCGGTGCCAGCCGTCGTGCCTGCAACGAACGCAGGCAGCGCCCCAACCAGACGGGCACCTCCCTGCAGGGCGCTGCGCACAGGATGACGGAACACCGAGGTCTCGCCCTCCTCGGTGGGGATGAACGCGGCTTTCGAAACCTCCTTGCCGGTGGGCGACATCTGCGCCTCGGCGCTGCGCTGCACGTCGCGCGTCGCCGCAGCGAACTCCTTGGCACCTACCGCTTGACCGACTTCACCAAGGCCACCGGCAACGCTGCCTGCGAGCGTGAGCCCGGTATCCTTGAGCGTGCTGCCCCAAGTATCCGGGGGCGCTGCCGCGTCACGATCCCAGTCGTAACCCCGATAGGCCATGTCAGCGCCCGATCAGCGACTGGATCGCGCGACCGGCGCTGCTCAGGATCCCCGGATCTTCTTCCTTGGGAACCTTCGAAGCTTCGAAGCGACGAGCGACCACATCGTTGAGAAGCTTGTACTCGGCAGGCTTGATGTGGATCTCCTTGGGGCCGTAGTTCCACACCGGCTCGCCGGGCTTCTTCTCGATGATCTGACCCTTGACGTTGCGCCTCGGGATCAGTTGCCGGATGATCACGTTGCCCGCCTCGTCGTGGCCCTTGGCGTGGAACGCCCGGAAGTTCGGGTTGGCATCGTCGAAGCCGGTCAACTGGGCGTAGACATCCGTCGCCTGATCGAGCGTCATGTTGTTGGTCAGGCCGAGTTCCATAACCAGTTGACGATTGGTCTTGGGATCAATCACCGGCTTCACTTTGCCGTCGGGCATGGTGATCGACTGTCCAAACACCGTGTCGGCCTTCTCCTTGTCAGTCGGCTTGTAGTTGGTGATCGCGCCGTCGGCGTCATTCGCATAGGTCTGTAGCTGCTCGCCCGACAGCACCTTGCCGTGAGTTGCCTTCGCCTGATCGCGGCGTTCCTTCTCGGCAGTCGTGCGATCCAGCTTCGTGCGATCCTTGAAGGCGGCAGCACGAAGGTTCCACTCAAGCTGGTCGCGCTTGAACTTGGCAACGTCCTCGGCGTGCTGCTTCTGAAAGGCTCGCGCCTGTTGGATAACCCCCTTGTTGCCGCTGGCGAGCATCTTCTGGATGTTCTGCCGCCAGTTCGGATCCGGGTAATGCTCAGGATGATCGGGATCGGCACGACCGCTGGGGCGTGGGTCGTCGGGATTTGCCAGCGAGTACTCTTGCTCAACTGGTTTCTCAACCAGCTTACCATCGTGGTAAATGTCCGGGGGCGGGCTATAGGGATCAGGCGTCTCGACCAGAGGCGAGACCGCCTGAGCGGGCTCGCGCTCCTGCGGCACGAGGGACACGGCTCCCGGCGGCGCGCTGACCGACTGCTCGGGCGCGACCTTAGGCATCGGCGGCATGCCCGGCTGACCTTGGAAGAAGCCCTCGCGCGGCCCAGCAGGGCTCAGAGACACCGCTTCGGCGCGTGCAGCTTCTAGTGCCTCGGGAGAGAGGAGCGCGTCACGGTTGGTAAAAAAACCGGCAGGCGCTGCCGCCGCGCCCCCATCCTGAAAGCTCTGGACAGCAGGCACCGAGCCGCCATTGGCGTAGCCAAACGGGTTGGCGACCACGGGCGCGCCGCCACCACCGCCACCTTGGCCTCGGAGGAGAAGCTGCCTCAGTCGCTCGTCGCTCAGTTCCTGATGGCGCGCTTGGCGATCCTCGCGCGCCTCAGCACGAGCTTCCTTCATTTGCTTGCGATACGCCTCGGAGTTACGCACCCGATGCTCAAGCTCGCGATGGAACAGCGAGCCGTTGCTCATACCGGTCGCCGCCGTCCAGAGATTTTGAGGCGTATACGACATCTTCGAAACGACCGTGCCCTTGGGGTTCACGAACTCGACGGTGTTGCCCTCGCCCTTGCGCGCGTTAAGGCCATCGGGGATGTGAATGTTGTAGCCCTCGATGATGTGGTTGGTCGCCGCGATGTGATCGCCCTTGTGCAGAGCTTCCAGCGCGCCATTGCCATAGTGCTGGAGCATCATGTTGTGATGCTGGAGTAGCTCGCCTGCGTAGGCGTCGGCCATCTTGGTGTCGCCGCGCATCTTGTAGAACTGATAACCACGCACGAGACGCTTGGCCTGCCACTGGTCGAGGTTGCTCACCTTCTCGCCGTGCTGCTGCAACGCGTGATCGATAGCCGCCACCGTCTTGGCACCACCCTTGGGGCCGCCGAAGCCCTGATGCAGCGCCATACGCCCGGCGTCACGCTGCGGGTTGGGTGCACCCGGCACAGCCGTCGTCGAGTTCTGATCGAACTCGTTCATCAGGTGGCGGTGGCCTCCTTGCAACGCCTCGTACAAGCCGTCGTGCAGATCGATGTCCTGACCCGAGATCTGACCCGGTCGGTTGGCGTTCGCCACGTCGCGCTCAAGCTGGGTCATCGGACGACCACCAACACCGCCAGCGCCGGGAGCCACCGGCACCGCACCAGCGACCGCCGTAGGCACGCCCTTGGAGCCCGTCACGATGGTGCCCGGCGGGATGTTGCCCGGCCCAGCGAGGTCGGGGTCGTAGGCCGCGTTCACGTCCTGCACGGGCTTGGCAGGCGCTGCAGCCACCGTAGGAGCCGCTGCAGGGGGCGCTGCGCCGGGCGGCGGCGTGGCGACTGGCGCAGCACCCTGCCCGCCGCCCGTGCCCGACGCCGTGGTGGTCTGGGCGGGGCCGGTATTCTTGGGGGCTTGCGGGCTCGGTGCGGCGGCACGGATCGCCTCGACGGCACCGGGCGTGTTGATCGTGCGCGCCCACAGGCTGTCCGCGCCGACCACGTCGGAACCACGTCCACCCGTGACCCCCGCCAGCGGCACCGCCTCGGCAGGTGGACGTGCAGACCCACCACCAGCGGCGGGAGCCGGGGCAGGCGCGGTCGTCCCAGCAGGCTTAGCAACGGAGCCGGGCGGTGCCCGAGCTTCGGCTTCGTAGCGCGCCGTAAGCTCCTTGGTCTTGCGCTCGTTCTCCTTCAAGGCGGCTTCGTCGGCAGTCCTCTTAGCATCGGTTTTCGCTTCGAACGGGTTGGTCAGCGCACGACGCTCGTCGGCCAGCTTCCCGGCTTCGTCGTAGTAAGCCGCGTCGCGGGCGCGTGCTATCGGATCCTCGTTCCCAAAGAGCGCCCGCCGCACCAACCTGCCAGCCGCCGAACTCGTCGGCGCGGGACGGTCTGGCAACGATCCTTCGAAGTCGCTCTGCGCGCCACGCGGCGGCACAGGCGGCGGCACCCGATCCGGCAGCGACCCTTCGAAGTCGCTCTGAGGGATACCGGCCACCTTGGCGCGCACGGCATCGCCGCGTGCCTGTTCACGAGCCTCGATGCCCTGACGGCCACGCTCGGTGAGACCCTCCTGCTCCCACTGGCCCGACGGCGCAGGGGACGCTTCCCGTGGCACAGGCCCCAACCGACGGTTGATTTCTGCGGTGATGTTCTCCTCGATCTCCTTGGGCGTGAGCGCACCCATCTGGGGGACGCCTTCGTAGGCTGCGCTGCCTGCACCGGTCGGGTCGCCAACGCCACGATCCTGATAGAGTTCGAACGGCGCGCGACGAACGTCGCCACCGTCTTGGAAGCTGCGCACAGCGTAGCCGCCGTCGCGATAGTTACGGATCAGGCCGCCGCGCGCACCCGACTGTTCCAGCGGCACCGCCGAGGTCTGGCTCTCACCACCTCCCAGCCCACCCCCACCATAATCAGCACCGCCGCCCCAGCTACCGCCGTCGCTGGTTACTGGCGCAGGCAGGTCGCTAGAATAAATCGGTGCAGAGGACGCTCCACCGGGCGGGATCTTCTCGTCCCACGGGTTGGGCATGCTGCTGTGGCCGAGGATGCCGCCCGTGTTGCGATGTAACCAGTCACTAACGTCGCTGCGCGCCCCACGGATCATGCCGCCGATGCCACCGCCACCCATGCCATGCTGACGATCAATGTCATCGTAGTTAGGACCCCTGCTGGCTCGCATCGCCTCGTTGTATTTTCGCTTCTCGGCGCGATCCAGACCAGCGTTGAGGGCGTCGGCAAAGCCCGATGCAAACGTCATAGCTATGCTCCCCCTTGGTGACCAAGAGGCACCGCGCTGCCGTGCAGCGAACCGGGCGACCGATAAGTCGGCGGCAGATCGAGCGCGGGCTTCATCTCCGGTTTGGCAGGCTTACCATCGGGGTTATCCCGCTTGGCACGCGCCTTCATGATCTCTTTCTGCGCCCACTCCTCGCCCTTCCACGCCATCACGTCCTTGGGGAAAATGAACTCTCCCGGTTGCACGCGCGCAGGAACGTCGTCCTCGACGCGACCACGCGACGGCGACGCACTGAGAGGGACGGCAGAGCCGGGCTCGGGCACGTCGCCACCCTCGGCAGCCATCAGCATCGATGCAGCCGTGCCCGCCAGCTTGCCCCAGCCAGCTTGGTTGGCCGCGTTGGCGGCGTTGCGCGCGTCGGCGTTCTTGCTCTCGGCACCGAACTTCGCCATGTCGGTGTTAACCGAGCCGCTGATCGCCTGATTACCTCCTCCGAACCAGCCCAGCGCGTTGCCCAGCGCAGGTGCTTGGGCGTTGAACGTGCTGGTACCTTCCCCGATACCCGTCGCGCCGACGTTGGCACCTCCCACCGCCGTGTTGAGGCCGATACCCGCCATGGTGTTGCCGGTGCCCAGCGCCTGATTGAGCAGGTTCTGGCCCAGAGCTTCCTGAGATCTCCCCGCCTGATCCATCGCGCCTGCCTTGCCGGTCGCCTCGGCAAGCTTGACGCCCAGATCCAGCGCGCCGCCACGACCGGTACCCGGATCGATGCCGCCAGCTTCCAGCTTGCGATTGGCAGCGTCGCCTGCCGCCTTGAAGGCGTCGCTGACGCGCGCACCCGCCGCCCCCATGGCGGCCTTGATGCGGTCGCTCGACCCGGCACCAAGTGCATAATCAAGCTGCACCTGCGCCGCCGGGCCGTACTTGTCGATGTAGCGTTGCATCAGCCCAGTGCCCTGTCCCATCAGGGTGGACCCTGTTTGGAAGGTCTGCGGCTGAATTTGCTTGAGGGCTTCGTCGAGCGTGGTGCCATGGGCCTTCGCCCACGCCAGCGCATCGTTCATGTTGGTCTTGGCAGAAGCGGCCTGATCGCCAAAAGCTCCCTTCGCCCAAGATAGATCAGGAGCGGCTGCAGTCTCGGCGTTGAGCGACATTGACGTGCCTCGCGAGTAGGTCTGGCGGCACTAGGGCCAGCCACCGGCACTGCCAAGCGTACATGGAATAGATAACCAAGTCACCACCGGGGACCGCATCTCGCACAACGGTCTCGGGCACGAAGCCCAGCCCCCGAGCAAACTTGAGGGTCTCGGGTCTGGTGCTTCGCATCAGGGCCAAGACCTTCTCGACTTTTAGCTGAAGAAACACATAGCCGAAGCTCGCCACCAACAGGTGCCGGTTGAGCCAGCGAGGGTGCCACTTTGCGACGTGTATGCAGATCGAGCGTCCCAGATAGTGATCAAAAAGAAACCCGCCCATCAGGTTCCCCTGATCGTCGAGGCGGGCCATGCAGTGGTCCCAGCCCTCACCAAAAGTCGCATCGGGGTTACCCTCAGCGATCTTCACGGCAAGCGCCTTGCCATGGAACGGGTTATCGATCACCACCATGGATCAAGTTACCACGGTGGTAACAGTTGTTTAACCTAGCAGCAGCGACGACCGTGACCCTGACCGTAGCCATAGTTGTAGCCGCCACGACCGCCGACGTTGAAGTTCAGCGACACTGGGAAGGCGGCGTACATAGGCGTTGGTGCGTAGTAGACCGGCTGCGGTGCGTAGGCGTAGACCGGCGTGGGCTGGTAGTACTGCTGCGGCTGAGCATACACCTGCTGCGGGTAGTAGGCAGGCTGGGCTACATAACCCGCCTGACAGAGCGCAAACGCCAGAACGAGACATCCAATCATGACTTCCTCCCGGTGGCCCATCCACCTGCGAAAGCCAGCGCAGCACTGAGTGCCTGCGTCAAGAGATCGTAGACCCGGCTATCAGCATCGCACCTGTATTTTCCGGTCACAACCTCGGTGTCGTGCATCCAGCAGAACGCCAGCAGTCCGAAAGCTACTACGACGTAGGACCCCAGTACCATCCCCACCAAAAGGAAGGCAGCTTTTACCGGATCAAAGGCGGGCTTCCGGGGCTCCTCCATGTCGCATCATACACGACCCCGCCTGCCCGCGCGCTGACGCGCTGAAGGGCGACCGGCTGGGTGTTCTGAATGGGCACCGCGTAGAGGGCGCTGTAGCTCCAAGCATTGACGTTGTGCGGCGGCAAGCAAAGCAGCAGACCGACGATGCAAAAATGGGACATGGTTAACTCCGGTTGGGGGTATCTGGTTTAGGCATCATCAGCTTTTTGCCCTTGAAGGGACCAGCAGTCAGTACTGGCCCTTCCTCCATGGTCGCGGTGTCGACCAGCACAACGCCGTCGCCGTTGCTGGTCGCGACAAACCACTGATCTCCGATCTGGAACGCCGCAAGGCCGTCCAATAGCTCACCGGGAGGAACGTCTTGTCTGATCGTCTCAGCTAAAACCTTGAGGGCAGTCTCGCGGTCGCTATGCGCCCTGATGAAGGCGTCCGCCAATTCGGTGCAGCCGATTTTATAGTGGGCGATCATCAGTCCTGTCTCGGCTGGAAGCCGAAGCTGCCCGCTTGGTAGGGCTCCAGCATGGGGAGGATCTGGGTAGGCGGCGTAACCTGAGGACCCAGCTTGGGGCCATTGATTACGAGGTTGGAGCCCGCCGCGCTGGCGCTCGGATCAGTCATCCCGTTGCCAGTGTACTCGTCGCCCTCGGGCGTGATCGTGCGCCAGAAACCGTTATTGCACTGGATGGTGTTATTGACCCCGTTGGGGACCGACCAGCACTGCACCTGCGCCTTGGCAGTACTACAGTAGGTGACGGTAACGCCGATCACGAGGCCGACCAGAAGTCCGGTCGTCACGTCGCGCATTGAAATCATGGTCATGCTTCAACTCCAAAAAAGAGACCCCCGCTCCTAGGGGGTAGTGGCGTAGGAGCGGGGGCAATAGACGGCACTCCGGGGGGAGTTATCCTGCCGTCTAGCCAGAGTAGCATGAACTCTGATCGTTCGGTCCCTTGCAGCGTGGCAGGCGCTTGGGGTCCATCAGCGACGGGTTCGGAGCCTGCACCATCGGTGCGGGCGGTGCCGTGTAGGTCACGACCGGCGGCGCAAGCTGCGTCGGCATCGCCTGCGGTGCGGCACCAGCCGGTTCGAAGTTAGCGCGGAAGGCGCAGGGGCCTTCACCGCTCGACTTGAACGCGTTGTAGGTCGCCTGATCGTTGCACATCAGTTCCTTGGCGACGAGCTTGTAGCCCGCGTTGTGAACCATGGCGATCTTCTGGCGATTAGCGCAGTCGGTGTCGACGAAGGTGCCACCGGCACTCGCGCCCCAGCCGATCACCGAGACGCCGCCCGACACCGCGAGGGTGCAGGGGTTGCCGCCGGAAACAGGAGGAGCGTAGACGGTCGGCGTCGTGCGAACGATGTTGTCGCTCGACGTGTAGCCCGAGTTGACGTTCTGGTTAGAGAACGCGCCAGTCGACGCATTGTTGGTGCGCACGGTGCTGGTGTTGGTGGTGTTGGCCGGGACGTTGGTCGTCTGGTTGATCACCGCCGCAGCGCCCGAGTTGGACCCCGACTGAGATCCAGCACTGGACTGGGCACCGGCATTAGCACCGGCATTGGCGGTCTGCGCCTTGCCTTCGTTGGCTGCCATGAGGGCGAGGAACGAGGCACTGAACAGGATACTGAGGACAGTCTTAGAGTAGTTCATAGCTAGTTTGGTAACCTCTCGATTGCTTTACCCACGATATTAAAAACCAGAGGGCGGGCGACCGCTCGTGGGGAGCGGTCGCCCTTCCCCTCGGAAGGGGAACCTCGCGCCGGGGCATTACTACCGACGCGAAGCAGTTGCTGCTGGCTTACGGCAGCGGGGACAGGACGATGGTGAAGAAGTTGCCCGCCGCGTTGCCCGCACCGGCACCGTTCGCGCCAGCCGTGGAACCGCTGCCGTTGGCAGCGATGCCGAGGCTGAACGAAGCGTTGTTCGCGCCGCTGGACGACGTGGTCTGGCTGGCCGTCTGGCCGATGGTGCCGCCCGGCGTGGTCTGCTGCGAAGCAGCGCCGTTGCTGTCATTGTGGCTCGCGCCGTTGGTCGTGCCAGCGGTCACGCCGATGATCGCCGTCGCACCGTTGGAGGTGCTGGTCGATCCGCCGACACTGCCAGAACCGGCAGTGGTGCCGCCGACGCCGAAGGTCAGCGAAGCCGCCATGGCCGGAACGGCCAGAGCGACCATGGCGATACCCGAGAGCAGCGCCAGCTTGAGGTTCTTCATGAAAACGTCTCCGATTTGTTGCAACAAAAAAACTCCCACACCCCAAAGGTTCGAAGGAGCATCGGGACTATACACAGTAGAAATAACTATGCAACTACTTAAATCACTTTTTTATAGTTCCGATTTGCGAACCAACTTCTGGTTAGCTTCCCAGCCTCACAATGCTGGCCGAAGTATAGGGCTTGCTGTTGCTGAAGGTTGCGGCAACGCCACCCATCATACCCTTGAACAGGATCGTGTCGCCAACCGCAAGCTGACCAAACCACCGCACCGGGAAGTTCAAGGTAAGCGGACCGGCAGTGACGTTGTAATTGGCAGCGGTCTGGACCGTGTCAGCACCATTAACGAAGATGTGCGCCTCAGCTTGTGCAGCATAGGGCGACCCGATATTCGGCCAGACAAAGCCGACGCTGAAGTCGATCATATATAACCCAGCAACGGGGGCAGTATACTGCGACCCGCTCCATGCGCCGCCGCCGTTATTGAAGTCGAGGCTCGCCCACGAGACCGTGAACTGTACGAACTGCGAGATCGCCTGAGCGTTCACCGCGTTGGTCTTGAGCGCCACCATGCCAGCGGATCCGCTGATCGCCAACCACAGGAACCCGTTCCATTGGTAGGACACGCCGTTCGCAGCGTTGAATATCTGCCCGACCGTGGGTGACGCGGGGAAGTCGATTACCGCCATAGTAACTCCTTTGCGATCACGCCACCCTCATTGCGGTGATCCACGCGCCGCCAGCACCAATGCCACCATTTCCAGTAGATGTATCTTTACCCTGAAGCGTGAAAGTTGTCGCTCCGGTCAAGGTCACGACGGCGCAGCATTGCGTATAGGTATTCAAGCCGTTGATGCTGACTACCGTGGGCTGCGATCCGACAGCCGCAGTGCCGTTGTGAATTTGGAAAGTAAAAAAATCATACCCAGCCGGGCTATTTCCAAAAACCACACCCGCGTCGATGCGCCACTTCTGACCGTTCGCTCCGACTGCCCCAGTGTTGCACAGATTTGCAAACGTATTGACAGGAGTGAGCAGCACGGTACCAGCATTTTGAGCAAAAGCAGGAGGAGCGTGGAACCCCGACACGAACGCCGTCGTCGCTCCCTTAGTAGTTACATCGGTCGTAGCGGGCGTCGGGAAAATCGGCGTCGTGTTGAACGTATGTACCCCGACCTCGCAGGTGTAGCTCATGTTGGCGTTGTCGAAGCCGAGATAACCAAGCCGCGTGCCGTCGGCCTTGAAGAACGCGACGTAGCCCGCGTTAACCGGCCCGCCCTCGTTGATATGAACGAAGCCCTCAACACCCGTTGTTCCGACCCTGACGCTGGTGTTGAACTCCCCTGTCGTGCCGAGCAGCGCACCAGTCAGCGTGCCACCCGCGAGCGGCAGATACGCCGTCGCCAACGTCGGGTTTGGGTATGTCCCAGCGAGCGCACCGCCTGCAGGACCGGAAGGCGGACCCCCGGTGCCGGGCGTCGCCCAAGCTGCAACGCCAGCAACCGTCGTCATCACCTGACCATTGGTGACGCTGGGCTTGAGCAATGGGTTGGGATAGCTCCCGCTGAGATCACCACCTGCCGTGCCCGAGGGCGGCAACGAAGTGGGGAGACCAGTTACCGCGATGGTAAGTGTCCCCGCCGTGTCGTTGTAAGTCAGCCCAATGTTCGCACCGGCAGCCAACAAAGCTGCCACGCGATCATCGACACCCTCGGCAAAATCGGTGACTTGCGACGAGGTATGATTGTGGGTCAGCGCCGCGTAGCGCGCATCGGCATCAGCCGTCGTCGGCACCGAGGTTCCTGCACCAACACCAAACGCTCGCTTGGTGAACGCCGCCGCACCCGTCTGCTCGACCAGCCCCGCCGTAGCATTGAGGCCTGCCAGCGCCGTCAACTCCGCATCGAGCGGCTGGTAGGTCGTCGCCGCCGTCGCCGTGGTCAAGTAGTTGCTGAGAGGTCCACCCACCAACGTCGGGTTAGGATAGGTACCAGTTAAAGCACCACCCGCCGCACCCGACGGCGGCAACGTGGTGGGATACGCTGCAGCGGTGACCGTCAGCGTGCCAGCCGCATCGTTGTAGGTGATCGTGATGTTGGTCCCGCCCACCAACAAAGCTGCTACGCGGTCGTCGGTCGCCTCGGAAAAGTCAGTGATCTGCGAAGCCGTGTGGTTGTGCACCAACGCCGCATAGCGCGCGTCGGCGTCACCCAACGTCGGCACCGAGGAAGCCGCACCGACGCCAAGCGCCCGCTTGGTGAACGCCGCCGCGCCTGTTTGTTCAACCAACCCTGCCGTGGCGGTGAGGCCCGCCAGCGCCGTCAGTTCAGCATCGAGGGGCTGGTAAGTCAGCGCCGCGTTCGACGTAGTTAAGTAATTAGAAAGCGGGCCACCCACCAGCGTCGGGTTGGGGTAGGTGCCCGTGAGCGCCCCGCCCGCCGCGCCCGAGGGCGGCAGCGTCGTTGGGTTGGGCACGACCACCGTCCAGCCACTGGTCTGGCGACCGTACTGCTGGCCGTCGGTGGGAGCCTCAGCGATGCCGGGGCCGGGCGGACCCGTGGCACCCGTCGGACCGGTCGGGCCAGCAGGACCCGTCGGACCGGCAGGACCCTGCAGGCCGACGCCGCCCGACGCCGTGGCGGGCACCCACTGCACCGTGTTGCCGTCGTTGTAGAAAATATAAAGCTGGCCGCCGCCCGTGGCGTCGTTGGGATTGAACCACAACTCGTTCGCAGCGGGGCTGGCAGGGGGCGCAGGAGTGGACGTGATCGGTGTCGAGGGACCAGCCGGGCCAGTCGGACCAGCAGGGCCTGTGGGGCCAGCAGGGCCTGTAGCACCCGGTGCACCCGGCGTGCCCGGTGCACCCGTGGCACCCGTCGCGCCATCGGCACCGGGAGGGCCAGTTGCACCTGTGGGACCGGCAGGACCCGGCGCACCGTCAGCGCCGTCAGCGCCATCGGCACCGGGCGCACCAGCAGGACCGGCAGGACCGGCACGGCTCGGGGTAGCTGGCACCCACTGCGGCGCACCCGTGCCATCGTCGTAGAAAAAATATAGCTCGCCGCCGCCCGCAGGATCGCCCTCGCTCCACCACCAAAGCTGGTTTGGCGCAGGCGACGCAGGCGGCGTCGTGCCGACCGAGACCGAGCCGCCACCGGGGCCGGGCGGACCGGCGGGACCAGCCGGGCCAGCAGGGCCGGGCGGACCGGGACTGCCCGGTGGTCCCGGCGTGCCGCCGCCGCTGCCACCGCTGGCAGTGACCTCCCACTTGCCCTTGCGCCAGATGCTCTCGACCGGAACCTCGCCCGGCAGGCGCGCAGGCTTGTACCAGCGGTCGCCATCGAGGCGCGCCTTGGGTGCGTCATCGGAGATGTGGGTCTGGGTGCCCCAGCCGCCGGTACCCTTCTCGCCGGTCACCGTCTCAAGGTTTTCCTTGATCGCCGCCACCGAGTGCATCAGCGAGCGCAGATCTTCCTGCGGGACCGGGATCTCGGAAAATATAAGGGGTTTTTTAGGAGGAGTAGCCACGGCTACACCTGACGCAATTCTTTAGGCGAAGTTGCGATCTGGATGTTCTCGATGCGAAGGTTGCCCGATAGCTCAAACTGATATGTGTCCGCCGTGTAGCCGTTGGGTAGACGGAACATCTGGCCCGACGCGGGCAACATGCGATCCTCGACCAATACGCCGTCAGCAAAGACCTTGAAGCGTGTCCCGACATCGGCGGGCAAAACCTCCATAGGTAACTGGTAAAAGCACTTAACTGCTGACAGGTTCTGCTTGTTGCCCATCTGGAACAACTTGCTGCGCCAGAAGTAATCTCCCTCAGCAGTCGTGTGGGTGATCGTGACCTGTTGAACCTTCTCGTCACGGATGATCATCACCTCACCAGTCCAGATGTCGGAGATCACGTTGTAGGTGGGCTGCTCGTGCTGCAACAACGTGAAGTTGGTCGGCGCGCCTCGGGGCTCAACGAAGCAGCCATTGCGGGTGCCCGTGAAGTCGTGCATCTCGAAAGCACTATTTTCGAACGCCGTCTTTTCGAAGCACCCTTCATCCTGCGTCGAAAAAGCATAATACGTCCCCAACAACATCGCGGCCCGCAGGTTCCTGATGTTGAGCAGCGTCTGCCAGTCGTCCTTGGCAAGCAGCTTGGCCGTCACAACCGTGCCCGAGCCCGCCGAGATCATCACCAGCCCCGACGGCGAGCAGTAATATACACCCAACTCGGTCGAGACGATGGAGCCCTGCGACGTGCAGGGCTCAGGCAGAGGGATCGCCGCCTGCGCCATCTGATCAGGCATGGTACCAGTTACAGCATAGGGCTTCGTGTTCGTGCAAGCGATCAACGTCTGGCCGATCACGCCCAGCCCGACAATCGGGTAATCCACGCCGATCATGTATTTGAACGGCCACGCGTGAAGCTGGTAGGGCTCGCAAAACCAGATCTGATTTTCACGCCACCCCGCCACCATGCCGTTGGGCAAGCTCACCATGCCCACCAGATCCTCAGGAGGAGGGTCGAACGTCTGCGAAGTCATCTGCTCGTTAAGCACGATCACGTCGTTGCTCGCTGCGTCGTGATACGCCGTCGTCGCAATCGGAAGCTCGGCAACGAAGTAGAACTCGGCGTTGCCCTGATCGCTGGTGATCGTGCGATACACACGCGTATGCGTCAGGCTCCGGTTCGCCATGGTCGCAGGCGACGGCACGGTGATCACGAGATCAAACGTGCTATCGGCAGGCTCAGTGAACACAGGCGACGGCGGCGCGGGCGCACCCTCCTCACCAAAGCTCGACACCCAAGTGTAGGTATACGAGCGCGATAGGAGGAGTGTGCTGAAGCCCGGATTTGGCGTGACGACAGGAGCATTGGGCGGGCTCGGAATACCCATCAGCAGCGGCGGCGAGAGGCCCACCGTCGGAGCAGTGTTGTTCGCCACGATCCGCGAATGGGAAGTCATCATTGGAGGCGTGAGACCATCGCACCAGTAATACGTCTGGTCGGTGCGCTGGGTGTTAGGGCTGCGCACCACCGTCGTATGAACTGACAAAAACTCCAGCCAGTAGCTGTCGACCAGCGAGAACGTATTGGCGAAGTCCTTGGGCACGCGAAACACGCTGCGTGCCGCGGTATTTAGGAGGTTATGTACGACCAAGGGCTCCCTGAACCCCAGCAGCTTGCCGTCGAACAACCACGTATTGACCGCCCACGTACCAGTGTTATCAGGCAGCAGCTTATCGTCGACTGCTGGCGTCATCCCTTGGAACTGCTGGATCCTGATCGCGACCATTTCTTACCACCGTGGTAATCCTACGACAGATCGTCGGCTGACGTTCCGCCCTTCTTCAGAGCATCAGCGCGAGCCTTCAGATCAAGCGCCCGTATCCGACGCTGTTCTACCTCAGCCCCGGCAACCATCTGGCTACCCATCTCCATCTCGGCATCGAGCCGGGCCTGCGCGGTTGGGCTAAGCGGAGGACGCGTGTATGTGTCCTCGGACGGCGTCACCGGCAAGGGCGCGTTCTTGGCTTCCTGCTGACGGGCTGCTTCCTTGAAGTTCGCCTCTGCTCTTGTTTTTGCCATGTTTAACTTCCTAAACAACTACACCTTGATGAACAGGTTCGCGCCAATGGTCGGCTGCACGTTGTTGTGCGGCGTATAGATCCCGACGTTGCCCGTTGCCCCGCCCGTGCCGTTGACCATGAAGTTGAGCGGACCACCAGCACTGCTGTTGCCTTGGAACCCCGGAACCACCGCGCCAGTGACGTGCGCGTGTGTCGGCAGTTCGTCGTTTTGCAGAACGTGCTTTTCCTCACCCACCCCGACGCCCATCTTGTCGAGCAGCAAGTTCACCGTCGTACCGCCCGTGGGCATGCCGACCACCCGGCCCCGCGCGTCAGGCAACGCCAAGACATAATTGTTCGCCCAAGCAAACTCGGCACTGGTACCCCGGTTGGGAGTAACCGGCCATGTGTCACCATTGAGATGCCACAACATGATGAACAAGTCATGTAACTGATCATCGGCATGGAACGCCGACGAGATGGTAGGTCCAATCGTTGAACCGTCGAGTATCATCCAGCCCGCCTTGGTCGCCCTGATCGACGCACAGATGTCGCCCGTTTCGAAGCTGCCCAGCCCCGCCACGGCATCCTCGATCAACTGCTGAATGTACTCCGTCGTCGGGATGTGCAGGGCGTCACCCGTCCCCGACGCGTCAATCGGCAAGCACTGTGCAGGGCCAGCGCCAGTGCTGTCACGCCCGACAACGGACGACGCGGGCAGCTTCATGGAGTGCGCGTCATTCCAGTTGTTCGGCTGCACCAGCGTGCTGTCGATCCCCGGATCCTTGGTCGAGACAAACAGATGCTCGATCAGGGGAGCCGTCGACAGCACCGCGAAGGGAGTTGCTTCCGGCGTGCGTGGGTCGCTCGGCGGCGGCACCCGATTGATGTTGCGGCTCAGGGGTCGCAGCGGCGGGCGAGGAGGTACGGCCATCTTGATCTCCTCAGACGCCGCGCTGGGGCCGCGACGCGGCGAAACTCTGAGGGAAGCGCCACGCCTGCGCCCCCTTCAGATTGGCATGCTCGACATCGACCCGCGCCTCGTTGCGCGCCTTGTTGTAGAGCTTCCAGTGGAACGCCCCAGCGTCCTTATTGAAGTACGGCTTCGACACCGACAGGTGGAGCCGTCCAAGAAGCCCATTCTGGAACGCGTCGTAGTAGGTCTCCATGATCCAGTCGTCGATGATCGGCATGTCCTGCGCGTCGGTCGGATCGACCGGCACCTTGGCGACCGTCGCCACCATCAATGCGTCCGCCGTGGGCGGCTGCGCCAGCACCAACACGCCGGGGATCCGCATCGTCGGGTTACCGACGTATTGCTTCTGGGGATCGGTCGAATTGTAGAAGTTCAACAACCGCTTGATCTTGCCGTTGGGCATCGTCGGCGTGACGGCTGGCGGGATCGGCGGCAGCAGGGCAGGGCTAATCTGGTAGGTCGTCGTGCCAACCACAACGGGTACGTCGATGTCCTCCTGCCACACGTTGGTGAAGTCGCAGAAGTCGCGCTCGACGCTGAATAGCTCGGCCTGCGCCGTCAGCACGCTCACGCCCAGCACCTTGCTGCGCACGTTCTCCATCATGCGCGTTGCCCCCGCGCTCGGGTAGGGCGGCGGGAACGGAACAGGTCGCAGCGCCATCAGGCACCTCCAGTGATCATCTTGGCCGTGAAGGTACTCAGCATCGCCGCAGCGCGCTGATCCTCGACGCCTTCGATGTCGAACGCCTGCAACATGCCTGCAGTATAGATCACCAGAGCCGGGACGTATTGCTGTTCCAGATAGATAAACGTGCCCGCGTCGGCGGCAGGATCGTACTGGGGGATGTTGTCGAGGACGCCCCGGAACATGTCAGGCCGCAGCCGACGGGCTTCCAGCATGCCCATGTTGAGCGACTGGTAGACCTTGGTGTCGGGCCACCGCTCGCCGCTGTCATCCTGAAGGATGCCCCGGATCTGGGTGACCACGTCACCTACAGTTAAATAACCGGCCACCGCGCCCTCCCGATCTGGCTTGCGCTAACACAAGCATGTGGCCGAAGTTACCACGAAGGTAACCCCGACCACACACCCGTGAAACCCAGCAGTGAGAGGTCAGCCGGGAATGACGATAGCCTGCGACAGCGCCTTGCCGTCGATCACCTTGTAGCCGTACACCTGCAGGCCACGGAACAACTGACCGAAGGTCCGCTCGGAGCGGAGCGTCTCGACGTTGGTCATCTGCGACGCGAACGTCAGGCCGTGCGCGTGACCGGCGTAGATCACCCACTCGGTGGCAGCGAGGCCCGCAGCGGTCCCGTGCGGCAGCAGGTTGGACGTGTAGACCATGAAGCGGTCGACCATGCCCAACTGGCCGTTGCGCAGCATCGAGACGCTGTCACCGGACAGGTACGCCTGCCGCAGTTCCGACTTCTTGACCATGGCCGAGGCCCACGCGGGCATCACGATCCAGCGGCCATCTTCGGGGATGTTCTGCTCGTCGAGCGCCTGCCCCAGCCGCATCATGATTTCGAGGATCGTGACGGTGCCCGCGACGACCGGATTGGCGAGGTTCGCCACGGCGGTGAGGGGGGTGCCCGTCACGCCGAGGTTGACCACCGCAGAAATCGCGCCAGCAGTGAGGCCCCGGTTCAGCGCCGAGGACTGGTTGATGATGCCCAGCAACACGTCGGTGTCGATGGTGATCTTCATCTGCTGCGCGGCGTCGTCCGACCAGATCGACATCAGGTTGATGTCGGACTGGACCTTCATGATGTCGTCGAGGATCGTGTTGAAGTACTTAGCCTTGTCGATGCTGAGATCGACGATGTTCGACGCAGGCCGGTCGACGCTGAGGTCGCCACCGACGAGATAGTCGCGGATCGCGATGGTCGGCTTGGTGCGAATGTGGACCTTGTCGCCTTGACCCGAGATCTCGCCCTCGTAGGCGGTGTTCGAAATCGCCGCGAGGACCGTGGCAGCGTAGAACTTCTCGATCAGCTTGCCCGACCAGATCTCGGGAATGAACGTGCCCGAGTAGGCAGGCGCAGGCTGCAGCGAGCCCACCGGGTAGATCGGCGGGGTGGTGCCAGCACCGGCATTGCCGACGATGAAGGCGGTGCTGCTCGAAAGCTCGACCTTGTGGTTGAGCGCGAGGCCGGGATCGATCTCGCCAAAAGTCGCGACCGCAGGGTCGAGCTTGGCGAGCGGGATGAACGGACGAGGCATGGCTATCTCTCCCTGCACGCCACGTGGTCACGGGCGCGCGTGCTGCATTAGTCGATGACCCTCCCTTCCAGTTGTGCAGCGAAAAGATCCGCCTCGATGGCGTCCTTCTCGGCCTGCTTCCCGCGATAGTAGCCACGGTTAGCCTGCGCGTAGAACTGGGCGATCTGGGCCTTAGTCCATGTGGATTTTTGCTCGACAGGGCCACCAATGGTTGGCGCTGCAGTAGCTGCCCTCCCCGGTGCTGCAAGGCTGACCAGCGGTATCCGGTTGCTCGGGGCCGGGGTTGTAGGAACCACGGCGGGAACTCCCGGTTGCGGCTGACCGCCCTGAGGACGCTGGGAGGCGTCGCCTGAGGCGAGATAGCTGTTGAAGATCGCCAGCACTCTGGAGGGCTCGCGGCGCTCCCATGCTTGCGTCAACAACTGCTGACGATTAACACCACTCACGGGGTCGGGCAAGGCCAACCACGCAAGCAAGGTGGGGTCGGAGTTCAACTCGACGAAGTTGGGCACGTGCCCAACCATGAAGTCGATCATGCCCTGAAGCTTCTGGGCGTCGGCGTCGGCACCCATCTGGTTGACCCGCTGGGCGACCGTGCCCAAGCCCTGCTGAACCAGCACCTCGGCCTCGGCACGCGCGGCACGCCGGATGATGTCGACCAGTTCCGGCCCGAACGCATCGACCTCCTCCTGCGTCAGAGCACCAGCAACAAGCGGTGGCGTGACACCGCTGGTACCCGGCGCATGGCTGACCGGTAGCGGCTGGGCAGGCACGATGGCGCGCTGCAGGTTAGTGTTCTCGCTGACCAACCTGCGGATCTCGGTCGACATCGCGTCGATCTGGTTATGCAACTTCGGGAACTGCCCGTCGTAGCGCCCCTTCAGCGACTTGTAGGCATGCTCCCACTTCGCCTCCTCGGACCCCGGCGGCGCGCTGGTGACAGGCGGCTCGGGGTTCAGGTTCTCGGGCGGCGCGGTGGGATCTGGAGGTGTCGCAGGAGGTGTCTCGGGGGGAGGCGCAGGCGGCGCGGGTGGCGTCTGCGTCGGGTCGGCCACACCCTTCGTCAGGTCGCTGGTGGGCCGCATGTCGTGCTTGATCGCGGCCTGTGGCGGTGGCGGCGCGTTGGGATCACCGCGCAGGCGAGCCTGCTCCTCGGCAATCAATCGATCAGCGCGCGAGATCGTCGCCTGCACGCTGGGGGGTATCACGTTGGGCTGGGCAGCTACTGTACCGGGTGGCGGTGGCGTCGGCGCGGCGGGTGATGCGGCGCTTGGGGCCTGTGCCATGTTTACTTCCTCTCCTTGATCTGGCGGGCCTTATCGGCGCAGTTATTGAAGATCTCCGCGATCTCGTTGGCGTCCTGTGCCCGGCCTTGCGCTTGCAAAATCTGATCCTGCGAAGCGGAGACTAGGGACATCACGCGACGAGCGGCGAACTCACTAAAAGCGACACGAAAGGCATCCCACAATTCCGGGGGCGTGTGCGCCCGAAGGTCGTTGGCTGCCAGTGCTAGTTTAGACGTTTGGTCGTTCACCCCGCTGTCATACCTCGGGTTCTGCCATGTGTTCAATATCGGCGTAGCTGCCCGGCGCTTTCGTGCCGCTCGGCGTGAACTTGGCATAGTCGCCCATGTCGGCCCCACCGGGGATCTGCGACAGCGCCCGCAGCGCACCGCGCCCCGGCAACATCTGCGAGCCCTTGCCGGGATGCTGGAACACCGGGGTCTTGCCGAACGTGAGGGGCTTCGCGCCCTTGACCGGCTTCATCCGAACGTCCTCTTGATCTTGGGCGCACCTGCGATCCTCGGCTGCTTGAGCTTCAGCATCGCGTTGGTGTTCTTCATCAGGTTGGTGGCGCGCGGCACAGGCACAGGGTTAACGTTCTGCACCGACTTGGTGACGCGCAGGGGCCGCATGCCCTTAGCCATGGATCCCTCCTAGTGATGCCAGCCGGTCTTGATCACCTTGTGCGCGTGGTGCTTGCAGCCCGGCACGAGGCCGCCCTTGCCGTAGGACAAGTGCTCACGACGCTCACTGTCGCTCTCGAACGGCGATGCTGTCTCGTTCATTGTCGTGCCAATCGCCGTGCTTTCATCTTGCTGCCGCTTGCGAATAGCCTCCGAACCAAACTTCTTGGTTACTGGCTTATAGTCGGCCATGGATCTCTCCTATGTTACCAGTGTGGTAACCCTAGTAGGCGGTGGACTTGCCCGGTCGTGCGGGCACGCTGCCCCGGTTCGACATCATCGGGTGCGAGCCGCCTGAGGCGAACTTGCCGCCGTCGCCCGAGCGCGCCACGACCGTGGTGTTGGGCGTCTGAGGGCCAGCCGACGCAGTGGACTGCGGGTTGAACGCGCCGGGTCCGCCGCCCTTGGCGAACTTGTCGCTGCCACCGCCGCCCTCGCGCGACGCAACCGCTGCGTTGGGCTTGGCGTGATTTGCCGACGCCGTCGTCTGCGGGTTGAAGCTGCCGGGGCCGCCGCCCTTGGCGAACGTGGGAGCCGACTTCGATACGACCTTTGCCATGGTTATCTCCTATCCGACGCCGCCTGCAATGATGCCCGGTCGGCGCGCCTGCAGGTTGGTACGCGGCCCCATGTCCTGTGTCACGCCCGGTCCCTGCCCACCTTGAGCTTGACCGGCCCCTTTCGCAATACCCGGCGGGCCGCCCGGCGCACCCGGCGGGCCGCCCGGTGGCACGCCCGGTCCGCCTGCTCCCGGCGGTCCTCCACCCGGCGGTCCTCCACCCGGCCCACCCGGTGGTCCCCCTAGTGACGCCTGCATGTCCTGCGCGGCCTTCTCGGCCTTCTGCTGCGCGGTAATCTGCTCGTCGGTGGGCACGATCTCGCCCGGCAGGCCCAACCCCTCGGACACCGCGCGCAGCACCTTGGCGCGTCCCTTGACGCCCATGATCTGAGCATCCATCGGGTTGGCCGTGATCTGCAAGAACTCAAGCTGGCGCGACCGCTGGGTCTCACGTTGGACAGCGACCGCGACACCCTTGACGACGACGCTCTCCTCGCCTGTGAGCAAACCCGTCTCGTCGGTGAGCAAGACCATATCCACGACAGCGGTCAGCGCCGGATCCATCACCTCGCGGTCGACGTTGGCTGCAACCGTCTGGAGGATCTTGGACGCATTTCCCATGAGCATCGCCAAGCCAGACGCCGTTCGACCAGCGCCGCCGCCCGGAGAGTTACCCTGAAGGTAACGCGGGATGGCAGACTGATCGTCGGCCATCGCACCGAGGGCTGTGTAGACGCTTAACAACTCCTGTGCGTTCGACTGCGGCTGGAAGAAGTCAATCGGCTTCTGCGTCGAGTTAGAATTGGTCGGGTCCTCGGAGACGTGCCAGCGTTTCCAAGGGTATATATCTTCACCCGTCTCGCCCCCTGCCAACCGATCATCGTTGACGACGACCTGAGGCCCCGACGCGATGCTGAGATTGTTCATCAACGCGCGCAGCGTCCCGTTCGAAGTCTCTTGGATGTCGTTCAGGATGTCGGGGAGGGCGTTGCCAACCGGCGTGCCGGGGACTTTTTCGAAGCTGGTCAGGTAGTAGGGGGGCCGACGGCGCGGCGACGGCGAGAGTTGTGCCTTGATCAGATGCGGCCCGATCATCCATGCTTCGACGGCGTAGTCACGCATCTCGTCGGGGATCTGTAACTCGGTAAAACCTAAATCCTTGAGCAGCAGCCCCTGCACGTTGCCGTGGAACTCGTAGCAGGTGATCATCAACGAGCGGTTCCAGAGAGGGTTCTCCCGGCTCTCCAGCGACGCCCGAGGACTGTCGGTGCGATCCCAAGTATCCACGAAGCCCGACGCGCCATAGTCCTGAAGGACTTTGCGAATGGCTTCGTGATTGAACCCCGGCAGATCCAGAAGATCGTTGATCTCGGCGCGCGTGAACCTCAGGCGCTCGACGAACGAAGCATTAGCCGTGTCGGCCACGCCCGGCGTCATCCAGATGTCGAACGGGGAAACTCGCGCCCACATCAGGCGAGGGATCTGGTTCTGTATCGGCTGGCCGTCCTGCCAGTCGATCTCGGTGGCGATCTTGACGACAGGTCCCTTGATGCACGCGAACGGGAACAGCGGTAGGTCGACAAGGAACTCGGCTAGGGCATCGTAGAAGCCGCCCTCGCGCAAGAGGGTCTCGATCTTGCTCTCGGCAATCTTGGCTTGGTCGCCCGCCTTCACCATGGCGGCGTCGCGCGCCGCGAGCATCAGTTGTTTGGTGCGGTCGCGAATGTCCTCGGGCTTGAGCGCCGCGATGGGCTCGCCATCGGGGCCGGGCTTGCCCACGTTGGACATCACGTTCATGACCTCGGTGTGGACCTTCTCGACGATGGCCTGCAGCATCTCAGGCTCGATCTCGGGCTCGGCGGGCGGTGCCAGACCCCAAGGCCGGTCAGCGCCAAGGTACACGTCGCGCAAGAGCGAACTTGCGCCACGGCACTTCACAGCGATCACGCGGGCGTAGACCTCGGACCCGCCGAACTTCCTGATCTCGGCCAGCTTGGACGGCTCGTACTGACCGTTGAAGGTGCGCAGCGCGGAGAGCAACCGCTCGGTCCAGCCGTAGGCGCTGTCCCGGTGGATCCGCATGATCTCCCACTGCTGGCGGATGTAACCAGTGAGACCCGTCTCGACGCTTGCGGTTATCGGCTGCGACTGAGCGGCGGCGTAGGCCGCGTCCGCAGCCTGACGATGTTGGTCGACCTCGGCATTGCTCTGGAAATTAAACCCGGCACGCTGGGGGAACCCTGCACTGGCGCTAGCACCGGCAGGCGAGAGGTTCACAGCAGGCATGGGAGTGTGACCATTCGAACGCGCCTCGACGTGCGGCGGGGGCTGGGCGTAAGCTGCACCCTAACCGTAACCATCACGAAAAACAACGGGTACGCAAATGGCTGTGCCGATCAATCCGGTTGCCACGCTAGGGCTTGACGAAGCGAAGCTCCAACGTCTGGCGACCGAACTCGCCCGCGAGATGTACGAGCCGCGAGACATCCTCAAGATGTTTGGGCTCAGCACCGACGAAGTGGGCGAGCTACTCGAAAAGAGCGTGACGTTCCAAACGATGTACCGCGAGGCTTACCAGCTTTGGCACTCGTCGGGGGGCACCCGTGATCGTATCGAGGCGAAGGCACTGATCGTGTACGAGCAGTCACTGGAGCAACTGGATAAGGACCTTCACGACACGAGCCATCCGCTCTCGGCACGCGTCGACCTCGCCAAGCACCTCGCGGCGACCGCCCGCCTCGTCCAGAAGGACGGCGCTGGTCAGGCCCAGATTGGCGACAAGGTCGTGCTGAATATCTACTTCAAGGGACAGCCGCTCCAACTCGCCAAGGAGATCTCAGTCGTGGGAACTCCCAAGTTCGAACCCCCTGATGTGGATACATCACCAGTTACCACCGTGGTAAGTCCGTGATCACCCTGACATGAGTACCCAGACCCTCGACTATGTGCCCCCCGACACCCTTGAGCAGTTCATGCTCTCGGAGGCGTTCTTCAGGATCGCGGCGGGGCCTGTTGGATCGGGCAAGACGACTTCGTGCATTTTTGAACTCCTGCGAAGGAGTATGCAACAAGCTCAAGCACCCGACGGGTTTAGATACACACGCTGGGCCATCGTTCGCCAGACCCTCCAACAACTCAAGACCACCGTCCTCAGGGACATCATGCAGTGGCTGCCCGGCATCGCCCAATGGCGTGTGTCAGAGAGCACGATCTACATACGAATTGGAGACGTGATCAGCGAGTGGATCCTGATCCCCCTTGAAGATCCTGAGGACCAACGTCGTCTGCTCTCGATGAACCTGACCGGCGCGTGGATCTCGGAAGGCATCGAGATCGACGCCGAACTGATCCCTCCCCTGCAAGGCCGTATCGGAAGATTTCCCTACGGCACGTTTGGCGTGCCAACGTGGTCGGGAATTATCTGCGACACCAACATGCCGCCCGAGGGCTCGCCATGGCATGCGATCATGAGCCAGCCGGGGGGAGACACTCAGGTGTTTATTCAGCCGTCGGGGCTCTCAGCGCACGCCGAGAACCTCCCCTACTTGCTGCAGACAGCCGACACGATTGACCTAGCCATCGACCATCCGCTGCGCATCGCCCAAGGTCGAAAGTATTACGAACGGCTGGCCCGCAACCAGAACGAGGCATGGGTCACGAGGTACGTGCGCGCCGAGTATGGCCCCGACCCATCGGGCACAGCGGTGTATAGCTCCACCTTCAGGCCGACGTTTCACGTGGTGGACAACCTTGAGCCAACGCCCGGTGGCCTGATCCTTATAGGCCAAGACTTCGGACGTGACCCGTGCTCGATGATCACCCAGATGGATTATCAGGGAAGATTGCTGGTGCTCGACGAAGTGCCCGCCGACGACATCGGTCTCGATCTCCATTGCCGGATGTTCCTTAAACCGAAGCTGCTTGACCTGAGGTATCTAGGTCGGCCTGTCGCGGTGATTGGCGACCCGTCGGGCATAGCAAAAAGCTCGGTGTTCGAACATACCAGCTTTGACGTGTTAAAGCAGCATGGCTTCGTGGCTTACCCTGCGCCGACCAACGACCTCGACCCGCGAATTAGATCCCTTGAAGGTTTCTTCCTAGGGTCCATCGGCGCGGGGCCAGCGATCATGATCGACCGTTCACGGTGCCCAACCCTGCTACGGGCGCTCAACGGTGGTTACCGCTTCGCAATGAACGCCCGTGGAGAAGCCAACCCTACGCCGGTCAAGAACAACCACTCCCACATTGTCGAGGCCCTGCAGTATGCGGCCCTCGTCGCCGGGTCGGGTGCCATTGCCTACATCGGGAAACGCTTCAACCGGCCCCAGCGCAAGCCCGCGCCGTCGCCAGCAGGATGGACCTAGCTAGGCCCTAAATCTTGGGCGCAGCGGTCGGCGGCGGCACGGGGAGAGGCATCGGGATGGTGGTCGCCGGGACGGTCGCCCAGTGCCACTTGCCGTCGGGCGTGCGTGCCAGCACGAGGGTCGATCCCGCCGGGACCATCGGCGGCGGGTTGGTCGGCAGGCTGTTGTCGGGGATACCCGGCAGGTGCGGCAGTTCGTGGCCGGGGTGCGGCATGCCGGGATGACCGCCACCGTAGCCCGGATCGACCGGGCCTGCACCGTTGCCGAAGCCGGGATCGAGCGGGTTGACGGGCTGGATAAACACGAGGCTGCCACCGAGGTGATGGATGCGAGCAAGCATGGGACTTCTCCGTTGGTTAGAGGGCCGGGTAGCGCGCCCCCCATAGCACACAACGCGTGACGCTTCAGCGACGTTTCCCCGCCAAAATCTCAGACACCCGCCCGGTGTTGAGGTTCATCTTGTCGGCAATCGTCTGGTTGGTGATGCGCCGGTCACGATGGAACATCCTGATGACCTGTTGGCGCACCCGAGGCGTCACGGTTTGAGCCACCACGGCACCCATCTTGACGGGACGCCGATTACGAAGCTCGCTCTTGAGGAGGCGCAACGCCTTCAGGATGTCGCTGCGGGACAGGCCGTGGTTGATCTGGTCGATCAGCGTGTCGATGAACGCACGCTGCTTTTGTTTGGTGGTCGGTCGGATCATGGATCTGGATCTCTTAGTTACTGGTTGGGGTTGTTCTCCTCGTGCATTAGATCATGTTTTGCCGTTTCAAGCATCCCAATAGTTTCAATACGTTTAATATCGCCCGTCTGGTACACCGCGAACGTGCGATCAGGCCGGATGGCGACCACCACGATGCCGCAGATCAGCCCCTCGGAAATATCCATCACGAGTTGGCTCGCGACCTCGACCAGACGCGTCTTGCACTCCTGTTGGACGGTCGGTCGACCGATCTCTTTAAGCACGGCGCTCATACTAACCCCCCTCAGGCGAACCCGACGCGGGTACCCTTCTCGTCGATGGTCAGGCACTCACCTCGTGGTGCAACGCCGTGGGGGCACAGCCCGAGGTGGATCCAGTCGCCGTACTCCCAGATAAGCTGATCGATCCTGAGCAAGCCGACATAGGGCTGGATCGCCACGCAGACATCGTAAGGATCGCCAAAACAGGGCACGATGAAGTCGGCAGCCAGACCTAACATATGGGCCGAATTGGCAGATCCACCGACCAGCCTGTTGGTCTCCTCGTTGCGGTAGCCCGAAGTGATCGTTATCGGATTGTTACCACAGAGGTAACGTACCAGTTCCATCACCCCCGCGAGCTTTTGCAAGCTCAGGAACGCAGGGATCGTCGGCACGTTTTTCACGCCCGCACGAGCCGCCGTCTCCGAGTAGGTGAACTCGGCCAGCGTGAAGTGCGCGCTCAGCATTATGGGCGTGGTCACGATGTACTCGGCATGGTGTAGCTAAAACCTCCCTAGCACTGCTGCAGCGATAAGATACACCAGCAGCACGACCAGCAGAACCCCCACGATGGTACCGATCAACGAACCGTTGTGCCGGTCACGCCTTGGCACCTGACCCACCACCGAACGACCCCTTGGGGCACTGCAGGCTGTCGATGATCATGAAGATCCCCTTGTCCCCGAGATGCGTCCACGCCGGATCGTTGTAGGCGTGCATCGCGAACGCCATCTTGGCGCTGTCGAGGTCGAACGCCTGCGCGCAGCAAGCGGGCCAGAGGATCTCCATGTCGATGGCGCGCTGTCGGGCGTGCCACCAGTTCTGCAGGCGCTGGAACAGGTTCATGCGCTAAGCCACACTAAAATCATGCGATATTCCCGCCAAAGACGAAGCTGATATTCTCGCTTGTAGTTACGGCGGCGTTTCTTTTTCATTCGGGCACCCTGATGCCGTACTCGATGTAGACGCGCGGGCCGCACGAGACGACTTTTGTCCAGAAACGATGTTTCGTCCGACCTGTTTTTCGGTAGTAAGCCCCAGAATTAACAATCGCCCAGCGCCGGTACTCGATCTTCTCGGGCTCGCTGTCCTCGCGCACCGAGCGCACGTCGCCCGGCTTCATCTGCAGGAGGCCGTAGCGATCCTGCACCGGTTGGATATAGCCCGCGTGCTTGAACTTGCGGACCCTGTTTTTCTCGATGATCGAGTAGGCAAGGCTCATGTGATCACGACCTCGAAAATCAGCCACACCGTGACTGCGAGCATCAGCACCACGCTGCTTATCTCGGCCCAATGCCAGTCGGGACTGCGCTTCACCGACCTTCTCCTAAGTCGCGAGTTCCCAATCGTGCGCGAGAAGGTCGGTCTGGCTGCACAGCCACGGCACCAGAGAATAGGTCCCGTCGGGCTTCGGAATGTTGATGTAGACGTAGGGCAGGTTCATCTTGCTGCCGAGGTCGGGCACCTGTAGCTCAAGCCACATGCCCTTGCCGTGCCACCCGGCACGACGGACCTTCTGGTTGGCTTCCATCATCACGATGGCGTCACCGATTTTCATGCCCATGGGTTTGTCCTCCATCTCAGGGTCTTGGGTTTTGTTGAACACGCGCCCGCACGTCGGGCAAAACATGTAGGCACCGATGCCGCCGCCAGCGAGGCCATAGCTGGCCTCCAACTCGACGCGGGGGTGGAACGGGCAATATCTCAGCAGGGGACAAGCGGCCATAACCCGCCGAGCTTAGGCAGGTTATGGCACTTGTGCAAGTAGCTAGTTTCAGCCGACGGTAATGGTGTTCGACGCCACCGGAGCCGAAGATCCCACTCCGTTGGTTGCCACCATGTTGCAGACCGCGAGCTTGCCCACGTCGGCAGCTTGGACGGTATAGGCCGGGTTGTTGGTGCCGACGACGACGCCCGCGACCCGCCATTGATATACCCGCGCGGTGGGCTCGCCGTTCCAGTTGCCGAGCGTGCAGTTGAGCGTCGAGAGCGCGCCCGCACCGGCTTGGCTGATGAATGGCGCATCGAGCACGGTGGGCGGATCCACCGGGGGTATGTCGCTGTCGATGATGTGCGCCATCTCGTCCTGCAGGCGGGCGGGCGTGCGGTTCATCACGTAGTTGCGCGCCGCCCGTATCGCCTGCGGTTTAAGCTGGTTGTAGAGGTCCTGAGCCTCCTCTACCTGCGTCGTCATCAGGGCACCGTGGTCGCGGCGATCTTGGCGATCATGGCGTCCTGATAGGTCGCGGGCGAGCGCGACAGGATGTACTGCACGAAGCCCGCCATGGCGAGCGGCAGCAGGGTTGCGAACAGCGCGGTGGCGGCGGCTGCGTCGGCGGTGCCGAGGGCGGGCTGACCCTGCGTCGGCGGCACCGGCCATGCGCCAGCGGCAGCTTGGGGCTCGATCACGGGGTCGCCCGTCGGGGTCGGCGTCGGGGCGTTGGGATCGTAGGGCACGTTGGGATCGTAGGTCGGGGCGGGTTCGCTCATGGTCGGTCTCCTTGCTTGCTTTCCCTCGGCAAGATCGCCTTGGGCTTGGAGTTGCTCCTTGTCTGCCGCAGCGTCTGCCGCAGCCGACACGACCAGCTTAACCCAACGCTCCTGTCTACGCATCCGGTTTGTGACGAACGGGGAGGGCATGGCCCAGCCTAGCTTAGAAACAATACCAGCGCCGCACGATCTTCGGGCGCGAACCCTTCCGTGTCGGTTATCGGCACGGTGCACAGGCCACCGTCGCTGCTGCGCACCACGGTGAGCAGGTGCCGGTCATGACGGGGATCGCAGACCACCGCCCAGCGCCGGATGTTACTGGCATACGCACCGCCCAGAAGCTCGCGCAGCCGGTGCCCCGGCATGGTGTAGTTCTTTAGGGCAGCGGGATCGTACTTCACATAAGCCATGTTTGTTCCCCATCGTCGCGCTCGGGCGCAGCCCTCGGCAAGCTGCTCCTCAGGGTTATTGAACCAAGATCTTGTTGGGACCGCGCCGCCGGGAATGTGTGTTGACCACGTTGACGCCCTTGTCGGCAAGAACCTTGCGTAGATCATCGGCAGCGCCCGAGAGCGCGGAGCCCGCGCTAGCGGGCGGGAGCGGCGAGGGCACAGGAATAGCTCGAAACACCCAGTTATCGAACTGGTCATCGAACGCGGGCATGTTCGCAAGTTTTACCAGAGGAGGTTTCCCCTTGGCGCAGCGCGCAAACTGGCCCCTGAGGTACGCGGCATGCTGGGAGATCGATTTCACCACGCCGACGTAGGCGCGCTTGGTTGGCCTATGCAACAGGAAATATACCCCCGGCGAGTTCAATAACCCGGCAGGACAAATACGATGGATCGCCTCGGTGGCGGCGTGGGTCTCGGGGGTCGGGGTGGGCTCGTTCATGGGCGTAACATAGTCATGGTTGAGTAACCTGTCAAGGGAGACGCTTGGTTATTTAGTTTTTTGGAGGGGGCGGCGGTTTGATAGGCCGGGGGTGGATAGGTTACGTGGTTGAATAGGCTGGTTATTTAACCAAAGGGTATTTTTGGGAACCCATATTTCTCGATCCGCTGAGCGCGCGGGTGGGGGGCCGGGGGCCTGTCCAGATGGGGGGAGGGGGAGGCCCGGCTACCATGGTGGTATCACGTTTTGCGAGGGATGTACGGCTCTACGACCGTGCCTCTAGGCAGACCCGCCCAGCCTAACAGAATGGGATACTCGATTGACGGAGCCAGTGACGCGGCTCGCGGTTTCAGGGCGACCTAATCGGTCGGATGGTCTCATTACACCGAGTGTCCACTATGACGCTCAGCGGCGGCCTTCCCTTTCCCCATCTTGGGGTGGGCAAGGTCGCGAAAAACCGGGGAACCGGCCAGAATACGCGCTGAGTGCTTGAACCGCCTGAGAGGGTGGGTGTGGGTCGCAGTCGGTCCCTGAGTTGATACGGCGCAAAGCCAGCCATCGGAGGGTGAGAGGAAGAACAAGCGAGAGTTTTTCCCTCACTTCCAGAGCGTAACCAGCGTGGTTACGTTCTGGAAGTGATTTAACCTGTGGAGCAACGCAATGTCTTTGATGCGTCCCAAGCTTGCCGACGGCAAGTACGTCCCCAACACTAAGCTCAAGCCCAAGGGCGCGGGCTTTGACAAGTCGCTGCGCACCAATGCGCAATTCAGCGACAAGTATCTCCGCACCTGCGCGTACCACACTCAGACCGCGATCTGGTCTAAGACGGTGGGTCAGGTGAAGCTCGTGAAGGGAGCGCGCTAGGTCATGCTCAATATCCGGTTAATGAACCGCAAGATAGGCGGAATACGCTTTGTTCGCATCGGTAGGCTGTTTTTCAGCTTCGGAGTGTCCCGCCGATAGGGTACGGTACGCATGCCCCAACCATAAGACAACACGTTTTGCTAGTTCAATAACCCGTAACCACGATGGTTACAGAAAGCGAGAGAGTGCAATGGATACGATCACCAACATCGAGACCAGCGAGATCGACGGCAACAATCAGCCCGAGATGACGCCGGAACAGGCGCAGGCTCAGGCGATGAAGTTCGCACGTGATTGCGGCAAGGCCGTCGCCAAGGGCGAGATGTCCCTGACCACGTTCGTCGCCAAGATCCTGCCGTTCGCGCGGGTCGACCGCCAGTGGATCAAGGCCGATCAGAGCAAGGACCTCTGGATCGAGAACACGACGGCGCGCAACGGCACGCTCAGCGACGCCTTCCAAGACAAGGCTAACCCCGAGGGTAACAGCAAGGCCGCGAACGGTTCGAAGCTGCGCCAGCCGCTGAAGCTGGCGAACTCGGTCGACTACACCGAGGAGCTTCTGCAGGACACGCTCGACGAGATCGCGCGGCTGCGCAAGGCGGGCGAGACCACGAAGTCTCCCTATCCGGCGTTCGTCGACGTGTGCCGGGCGCAGTTGAAGGACAAGGACAAGCGTCTCACCATCGAGGAGATCAGCTTCATCGTGTGCCCCACGCAGAAGGTCAGCACGGAACTGTCCAAGCTGGAAGCCGCGCTCAAGGCGCTCAAGGCCGCTGCCAAGATCCGCGACGACGCGGGCGAGCCCCTCTGCACCGCGACGGCACGGGCCGAAGCTCTGGTCTCGGACCAGATCGCGACGCTCAAGCAGGTCGCGCTGCAGGTCAAGGCCCGCGCCGCTGCGGTGGCGGCTGGCCTGACCGTGGTCTAGGTCAAATAACCAACGTGGTTACTGCCTCAGCCTGTCATGGGCTGAGGCAGTCTACCTAAACATCCCTTGGTTAGGGGCGGTTAGGTAGACTGGTGTGTAATAGGCCGGGGTACGGTATGCGTCCCCACGCCGACTAGGTGCCCAATGTAATTGGCAAGGGTCAGCTACACCATCCTATGGCGCATTGCATGGTTAGCCGGCACTAGCCAGTCTACTCTCATGGTTAGTTTGTTAGATAGATAGATAGAATAGATATAACTAATAAATAAAGAAACATAGGGGTCGTGCGAGGCCGGGGCCGAAGTGGAACTATCTGGTTAGCGTACACAACATATAACGTATCTTGGCCCCCTATCAAATAGGTACCCTCTTGTTTTCAAACCCCCTTCTACTTCTGTCTATACTACCCACGTAGTAGCCCTACGGCTACACGCAACAATGATACAAGGATTACCTTACATAAACAACGTTCTACTATTGACTAGGGACTATGAGCCATGGTACCCTAACCGCTTGGTCACATAACCAAAGAGGTAACTATGGCTGATCGTACCCTGCCGTTCCCCTTCGACACTCGTGAGTTACGCCTTGCCGGGGAGCTACACCAGCCAGCGTACACCTACGCGCTGATCCACCTGCCGTCGGGACGCGTGCACCTTGGCGCGAGCGACGACATTCGAAAGGCGGCTAACATGTGGGCC